TCATGACTGGTTCTCTCCAAAAATCCGATCAGCCAGAGGCTTGGGCATGTCCGGAATTTCTTCATTACGCAGCAGCGTCTTGAAGTAGTCATCCGCAAGCAGTTTGCGCATTGCCGTGACGATAATCAGCAGACGCTGTTCGTTGATGTCCGACTTTTTGATCATCATCTTTTGGCGACGAACCTCTGCCTGATAAGCGTGTAAAAGTTTTTGAGGTGTCGGCTTTTCGGTACGTGGCGCCTGCTGGCCATAGCGCTTGCCAAAGGTTTTCCGTTTATCGACTAGGCGACGCACCCTCATTAACTGCTCGCCTTTGAGTATTCCAGTTTCGTAGGCTTCCACCATGGCCTGCTGCAGATCAACGTCCGTCGAACGAGCGATTTCCATTGCCAATTTTACTGACAGCCAGCCTTTCTCGACCGCTGCGATCAGGCGTTCTTCTCCTTGACGCAATAGCACAAGAATTCCGTGTACATAGCCTGAGTCCAAGCAGGTTTTGTCAGCTATCTGCTGGCAGGTATATCCACGATCCGAAAGAAGTTGGATTGACGTCAAAAGCTCACGGTTAGAATGTTTTCGGCGTGCCAGGTTTTCAACCAGGCCGATCAGGTATCGATCCGCTTCGCTTGCACTGACCACGATGCAGGGGATCTTCTTCTCCCCCAAGGCTTGAAGTGCTTCGAAGCGACCCTGGCCACAAACGATTTCATAGGACTCAGTTCCGCTTGTCGTGGGTGCGACGGTAATGGGCCGTTTAAGACCTAATGCCGATATGTTCTCTACAAGCCTTGCGAACACTTGCCTGTTACGGGCTCGTGGATTGAGCACCCGAATATCTTCAATTGGAATGAGCTGAACTGTCGTCTCTTCCGCGATGTGCATCAAAGCTCTTCGGTGCGTTTGAATCGCTGTCATGCCACCCTCCTGTAATCGCTCCGGCGCGATAGCTCTGACAGGATGTCCAGAGTTTCAAACCGATAGATTTCGAGGCTGGCCTGATTGCTTTCGGCAAGGCGAAGGCGAGGGGTTTCAATGTCTATGGCGGGCAGAACGTAGTAATCCAGGGCTGCTTCTTCTTGCTCTTTCATGCGCACAGCAACGGTGATGTCGGGGCGTAAGCCGAAATCAAAGCGGATGTTCCATCGCCTGGTGCCCGTTGGAGATACCTGGCATCGGCTGAGTACGAGAGAGATTGTTACTTCCTCGTTGACCAGCATTAGATCCGTGCGAGGGTCGACAGACACCTTTCCACCGACTTCCTCTATTTTTGACGTGGTTTGCTGAAGGAGTACCGGATGCATCTGCCGAAGCCGCTTGTTCGCTTCTATGTATTGATAGTCACGTGCAGGGGTATACCCAATCAGGGAGTAACAGCGGAGCAGGCTACCGAATCTGTACTGGTAGGCGCTGCTGGAGGGGCAACCTTCAGCCTCATCAATCACCAGGCCCGATAGATACCCGCTGCGTTGGTATATGGCCTTGAGTACTTGCAGCATTTCGTCGTCGGGCATTCGATACGAGCGCGTTTCAATGATCGATTGAGCGGCCTTGAACAGAATCGAGTTCACAATGGGGCGGAAGGAACCGTCCGCACGAATCCACACTTCTGGCGGGTTCTCTACACGCGTCTGTTTTAGCTTGAAGGAGCGATGATTCCAGACGTTGTTGCCAACATATTTTTCGTTGATCAACACCTGGTGCACTGTGCCTCGAGACCACGATCTAGCGCGGTCGTTGAGGACTCCCCGGGCATTCAGCCAGTCGGCAATCTCGCGTTCACTTCTGCCTTCCTCCACGAACAACCGGTAGATATGCTGCACCATTTCAATTTCGCCAGGTGGCCCGGGGACAAGGATCACACGGTCTGTCTGGATGCTTTTGTGTTCGCCGAAACTGAGTTCATTTTTGGGTGAGCCGTAACTGTCTACCAGCTGCCGCCGAAGCCCAAATCCTGCTGGGCCACCTTGGCGATATCCCAGCTCGATAAGCCGAGATTGCCCCGCGAAGACTTTCACTGACAACTCGCGACTGTATTCACCGGCCATCATCCGCTTCACGCTCTTGACGATGTTGGAGACAGGCGATCCGTCGTTGGTGAATTGCTCTGCGCAGTATTGAACGGAGACCCCAGCTTGGCGGCAGCGAACCTCAAAGCTCGCGCTCACGTCAGGATCCTGAAAGCGCCCCCAGCGACTGACGTCATAGACCAGAACAGTTGAGTACTCGGCACGACCGTTTTCCACATCGGAGAATAGTTGTTTCAGGGCATCACGACCCTCCAAGCGAAGTCCGCTTTTACCCGCGTCGGTATAAACCTTATTGATCTCAAGATCGTGGGTAACTGCGTACAGGCGAATAGTGTCGAGCTGGTTCTCAGTCGAGTATTGCTGATGCTCAGTGGACATCCGGACGTACGCCGCTGCCAAGGCTGTGCTCGGATCATTGAGGTTTCCCAAACCAATGAGATTTTGCATCGACAACATCCTCAACATTTTCACGGTCACCAAGGCGTCGTCAGGGCCGTATTCGGTCACCGCGCTTTTTCGATATAGCACTAAAGAAGGTAGAAGATCGGGGAGAGAAAAATGTTCACGAAAACGGGCAATTCTTTTCTGGTTCAAAAACAGTACGCCGCTGGTATTGCCAGAGCGCTGAAAATGGAGCTCGGAGAAACACACCAGGCCACCAAAACGCTGATGCGGTGGACGAACGCGAATGAGAGGACAGTGAAGAACTGGATGGCAGGCAGCAGCGGCCCGCGAGGTGAACATCTAGTGGCGTTGGTCAAGCACTCAGACTTGGCCCTGGCTGCGTTTCTGGGTATGGCTGAAAGGCCGCATGCATTGACAGCATCAGAGCTCCCAGTGTTAAGACAGAAGCTTCAGATCGTAATTGAGGGAATCGATTCCTACCTCTGTGATGGGACACGAGAAAACCCCAGTAGCTGACGAAATGAGCGGAGGGAGCAAGTTCTACCTCGAGATTCTTCCTTGAGATTTCGCGGCGGCTTCGGTGGTAATACGCGTTGTATGCACTAATTGCGTGGGATGTTCTGTGTTCAATAAGAAGCAAACCGAGTCTGCCTTTGCTCTGACCTCGAACATTCGATGCGTGCTCGCTGAACCTTCCTCCACAGATTAACTACCTGTAGCGCTTGCTGGGATAGTCAAGTGTGGGGGGCTAGTCACTTTGAGCAGGCCGCTGCATCGGGGGCACTGCCTGCTTTCCGCCGAGATCGCCCTGCAACGACTGGCAGCTAATGGCCGTTCTCTGCCGATCGTGGTTACAAAGCGTGCTGGGCAGGTCGAATGCAAATAGGCAGGTCTCGGCCTAGGGGCAGGGGCGATCGCCCACCCTGCACAACCGCGGGCCAGAGGTCATAACAGATCGTTGGGGTCGGCCGGGTAGAACCGGGAGGTATCGACTGGCTTGCCGGCCGCGACGGCCTCCTGAAGCGCCTGGACCCAGTCAGCGAGATCACAAGCGTAGGGCGGACCATCACAAAAGCCGAACATCTCGCGGTGGGCGTCCATGGCTGCGTTAAAAGCTCGGTAGGCTTCGTCGTGGGTCATGCTGTTTTCCTCGTTAGTTGTGGCGGCGATCGGGCCTGACCGCGCGGGTGGCTTCGGTGCTTCGGCCCGGCGGCGGGGTGGGTTTAATTATCCGGCGCGGCTTTCTTTGTAACCGGGGGATTTTGGTTGGATTTTCCTCCCCAATTTCAACCTCAATTTCCACGCCGCCGCCTATAGGGAAAACCCCGGCGGCGTGGCTTCGCCGCCCGGGGTTGACCCCATACCCTTTGGTTACGCCGAGCACCTTCGGCGCGGTCCGGCGCAATTCGGCGCAGACGGCGTAGAGGGTTTTTTCGGCCGGGAAACACAAATTCTGACTGAAATACCCTCGGTTCGGTCGAGTTTTCAGCCGGAGTCGCCTGCGACGCCGCAGTCAGCGCCGCGGGTTTGGGGTTAATACCACCCGGGATTTTGGTCATCAAAAACGCGGCTTCGAAGGCCGGTAATGCGCCACCACCCCGTCTGCTTTGGCTACCTTCTCTATCCGCCCCTCGACCTTAAGCAACATCTTCGCATCCCGGATATTGGTTCGTTTCATGCCGAGAACCAAAGCGCATTCATCAAGCTCATTATCACTGTAGCGCCGCCCGGCTTCGTACTCGCCACGGATGAAGTCCAGCAGCTTTTCGGCATAAGCGTTGCTTCGCTCTTCGTCGTCCTGCTTTACCGGCTGCACATGGGTGAACAGATACCCCCGGCGACGGATGTAGATAGGTTCCTGCGGCCCGACGTAGCTCAGCTTGGGTAGCGACATGACCAACCCCGTGTCGATCCCCACCAGCGGCTCCCCGGTCGCCTTGTGCCACTCCGCGGCATTCAGCGGCCTTATCACCACGACCATCCGGCAGCCGTCGGACAACGCACTGCCGCCACGCCCGGCGTACTGATCCATTGCACCATCTCTCGCATTCACCTTGCCGGTGTGATGGATGCCCTCGATGCAGCAATCCAAGCTGTTGCGCAGGATGCGGAACGCCTCAATGATTCCCTGCTCGGCATCATTTACCCGGCTCTCGCCAACACCGAAGGAAACCAGCGGATCAAAAATCACCCAGTCCGGCTTCCAGTCGCGGATGATGTCGAGGAGGTTAACGAGGTTGGTCCGGTGCGGTTCCACAACATCGTCCGTCACAGTCGACAGCCGGAACTTATCCCCGGATAAGTCCAAGATCCTCACATTACGCAGAACCTGCAACCGCTCATCCCACGAAAGCTCCATCGCCGCCATCAGCTCTCGCACCCTCGCCACTAGCAGCTCGCGTGAGTCTTCCTTCGTGACGAGGATCGTCTTGACGGGGTGCTCAGGATGCAGGCCCCATATGTCACGCCCCAGCGCCAACTTGACAGCCTCGGACAGCGCGAGCGTAGTCTTACCTATACCCCCGGGCGCAATCCGGGTGCGCACGTCCGCATACAGCAACCCCGGTACGATTGTCCGTGGAGTTAGTCTTGCGGCAGCCAGTTCTTCGGGCGTGATCGGCGTGAATCCGAAGGCAGCGGCGCGTTCGGCCGCGAGCTCTTCAATTACCTCCTCGCGGTCGGCGTTGAACAGGTCGTCTAGGCTCCCCATTGGAAACTCTCCCATGTTGACGCAGCTGCATTGATCTCTTGCAGATACTCCGCAACGTCCTCAGCCACTAGGTCATCAACATCCCGCCAGTGCTTATCCGCACAATGGCCGTGGTGGCACTTGAAGCCGCCAAACCAGTCGTTGCCGCCATCCTCGAGCCGTCCGGGGCTGGGCTCGAAAATGCTGGCGCCGTTGTTCTGCCGGCCGGTGTGCTCCTCGATCCATGGGCACACAACATCCGTCCTCCCCTTGCGGTTGGGAGCTGTCGACTTGAGTTGCAGCCGCGCCTTTACTTCGTTGAAGCGCCGTACGCGCGCCCGCAGTTCTTCCTCAGTTGGCTCTTGGCGGTGCCGTTTCATCTTCGGGGTGATGTTAAGCCCCCACGCGCGCGCCAGCAGCTCGGGTGTATATAGAAGGCCCGGGCGAAAGGTCACGAGACGCACCGGCCATCTGTTGGGGCCGCAGGAGGGCTTGCCGTTGGTCGACTCCGGCACTCGGCCTACGCGGGTCACTCCCTTCATGCCCGGGTCCACGCCTCCAGCGAACTTCACAACGAACGCTTCAACTAGCGCATCCATCAGCCCTTTGCCGCGGCAAAGCTTCTCGAAGACGTACCACAACTGGAAGTTCCCAGCGGAAGTCTCTATCGCCGCGGTGGGTGGAAGGCGGAGTTTCTGGAAATCGATCTTGGTGCCTACGTCGTCGACCATGAGGGCAACGGTGCCGGCGTAGAGCTCCATTTGGCGCGCGATGCGCCCGGTTTCCGGATCGGGCCGAAAGGCGGCGACGGTGATGTAGCGGTTCCACTCGGGCGAGCCCTTTACGAGCCAGCGCCCGTTGTAGGAGCGCACCTGGGACGCCGCCCAGCTGCGCGGCGGTTGCTTCGTCGGATCGCCAACGAAGCCGGAGGAGGTCAAGAACTCCCCCGGCTTCAGCCGAGACGTCAGAAGTGCAACGAACTTCTGGAGGTCACCAGTCATAGATCACCTCGTCTTCACCGAGGGCGAACCGCGCCCGGATCAACGCATGGGCCGTCTTCTTCTTCGTCTTCTTCTTCACAAGGAACACCTGCCGGTCGGGGCCGCTTGTCTCGTACATGTCGTATGCGCGGTACGGTCTGTAGTTCCAGATCGCCGGACACTCATCCATGCTCACCGCGCCGTGGCGGCCCAGCAGCAGGTCAGCCCGCTCCCGGGCGAGCCGCAGGGGGCTGGGTTTTGGCTTGACCTTCAAGGCCGCTTCCGACACGTGCGGGCCGAACGTCATGAGCCACAGCGACGGCTTCATTACCGTGTGATGGAACGGCCAAAGCAACGGATCAATGAGTTCATCAATGTCTTTGCCGCGGATGTATGAGTGTGTGATCAGGTCGACGTAGCGGCGGCAGCCGCGGTCGTAGGCGAAGTCTTGGACGAAACGGCTGAACCGCAGTATCTCTTGACCGTCAGCAATGCGTCGGCGCACAAGGAAGCCGCGGATCACATCGCTGGGTGGTAGTTTCAACATAACCTTTCCTCCTTGCCGCGGGAGGAGGTCACAGGGGTGCATCGACGAACGTGCTGAAAGAGAGGAAAATTGAACCGCTCGCAAGGCACGCTGCATCCGACGCCGCCCGGTTTCTCCGACCGTGGCGGCGTTTTTATTGGCTGGCTTCGGCAGCTACCTTGCGTGGGCGTCCGGGACGGCGGACGTGTGGGCCGGGGCCGGGCTTGCGCACGGCGTTGGCGCGCTCTTCGCACAGCCGCTGGAGCAGCGCTTCGATCTCAGCCTTCACCCAACGGCTGGCGCCGCCGATCTTGATAGGTGGCGGGATGATTCCGCGCTTGATATTTTCGTACAGGGCGGTGTTGCGGATTTGCAGGCGCTCAAGCACCTCGTCGCGTCCGATTAGTTCCATGGGGCTTGCTCCGAAAGAATGCACCGAGGTGCGGACAGAGCAAGATTGCCTCGAAGTTGGGGGATCGCGCCGCCCCGTTCTTGGGGCCTGAAAACGGGGCGGCCAAGCGGGAATTATGGAAGGGCCGAAAAAGGGGTCGAGTTAAACGAAAAAAGCCGCGACCTGTCTAGGTCGCGGCTTTCGTCTAATAAGATGGCGGAGGCGATGGGATTCGAACTCATGGACCTGTTACAGTCGACGGTTTTCAAGACCGCTATTTAAAGCCGCTCAAACCGTGGCCTGTAGCTGATTTTCGTTACAGTACTTTTGTTTGTCGATGCCGCTCTAGGCCGCATTCTACAAGGGGCAAAATTTGAGTTTTGTAATGGTTTTTCGGGCTATTTTGACGGCTTGGCAATAGCGCCGATGCGTCGATAAACGCGCTCGGTGATGTCGCCCTTGGTGTGACCCAAGAGCAGGCTCGCATCCCCCACGTCGAGAATTTCCGACGCTGCTTTTGGTCGGATGTCACGGAACTGGAAGCTACCTATTTTTTCAGCCAATAGAGTGTTACCAAGCTCATCAGCTTCTTTTTTGGCCTTTTCCCGCGCCTTGTCCCAGCGGTCGCGGAGCATCTTCGCGGTCATCCGTTTACCGCGCGCGCTCACGATCAGGTAGCTGCAAATGTGTTGAGCATTGCGCTCGGCCATTTTTGCGATCAGCTGCCCTAGGCTGTTTGCCTCCGCACCGGCCCTCATTTGAATACGCAGCTTTTTGTGCGTTTTGTTCTGCTGCACGCCCAAATAGTCCCCCTCGATGTCATCCTTCCGCATGACCAGGACATCCGCTGGCCGTTGCCCGGTCAGGTAAGCCAGGTCCATCGCGTCTTTCAGCTCTTGAGATGCCTTCCTGTAAACCGCATTCCAAACCCCATCATTGGCGTAATAGTCGCGCGGTGTTTCCTTGTTTTTGCGCACGCCCTGGCAGGGATTCTCCTTGGTCGTCAGACCCCACTCCCGAGCGATATTGAACACGTGGGAGAGGGTGGCGATCTCCCTGTTCGCTCGAACCTTGGCCGTCCGTGCGTCCCGGTAACCGGCAATCGTTGCCGGGGTTATTGAGTCGATAGGGGCGCTGTCGAACAGCGGCCGTAGCTGCTTTATCTCCGCCAGGTTGTCCTTCTGGGTGCGGGCTGCTTTCTTGGAGACAATATCGCGGATGTACCGGTCGAAGATGCCTTTCATTGTGCGCAGGTCGAGCGGTTTTTCCTTGGCTTCGAGTTCTGCCCATTTGATCCTGGCCAAGTCCAGGTCTTTGCCCAGCGGAATTGCCTTACCCATCAGGTCCAAATAGTAATAGGCAATCCAGTCCTTTCCGCTTTTCCGTTTCCGTGTCCACTGATACATCCGGGGCGGCAAATTGCGTGTTTCGGCCTTGCGGGGTCTCATATCAGTTCACTCGCGAGAAGTCAGGCGTCCATGCCGGCGCCGCTGGTGGATGGGCTGGACTAACGATGTTCGGGGAGGGCATGCCTAGCTTCATGCGGGCGTACATTCGCAAAACGCGCGGGCGATTGCGGCTTACCTCAAATACCCATTGGCGATCTATTAGCCATTGTTTTTGCTTCGCTGGAATCTTATAGCTGGTGAGTTCAACGAGCTCTGCGGACGAAAGGATTTCGGATTCCATGATGGTGCTCCGTGTTGCGCGTGACGGCATAGGTGTGGACGGTCAGATGGTCGCTATCAACGTCTGGCTATCGTCGGCATGGATGGTGGTCATCTGCAGCGCGTATCGACCAGGCGACCTGATGATATTCAGCGCCTTGACCAACTGCTCGTCGGACACATTGTCAGTGCCCGGTAGGATGGTCGTGCAGTAGAGCGTTTCTTCGTCATCGTCCTGCAAGTGGGCTGAGAGCAACAAGGCGATGTTGTGCAACTTGCAGATGCCGATGATTTGGTGCGAAACAGCGGGCTGATTTGTTTGTCGTATATGTTTTCTTTAGTCATAAGGATTCCTCTACCTGCTGTTCACCGGCAGGCAGATAGTTAGGTTGTGGGAATTAGATGAGGGGTGTAAGGCAAGTTGAGCGGGTTAGCTCCGCCACCTCCGGCGCGTAGGTCAGCGTACCGTTGAGGATCGCCTCCTTGATTGCGTTGAATTCCCAGGCATAAGACTGCGATTCGACATAGACCCGCATCCCGTCGCGGTAGTCATGCTTTTTACGCTTGATGAAGGCTTCGGCGGCAGCGTGAGTGAAGTGGGCGCTTACGTATTCCCAGAGATCGTCCCAGCCCGTGACGGTGTGTTCCGCAAGTTCGCCGAGCACGTACCACTGATCCGACTCGCTGGCCTTCATGAATTGGCACTCAGACCAAGCCTGCATATTCTTATTGAGCTGGCTTTTCTCGTAGCTGGGTAAACCGTCCCAGTACTCCTTGGCCGAGTAGGCTACCGACTCACCGCTGTTCCAATACACCAGGCGCTTATCGGTGTAATCCATGTCCAGTCCGTAGATGATGCGCCGGGCCTCGACAATGAAGATGGCATCAGCAGTGCAATGTTCGTGAACCCGCTTCCCCTTGCAATCATGGCGCAGGCGCTGGACGAAGTCGACCCAAGTCACGGAGTCCAGATAGTGCCCAGTTGCTAAGCTTTGTGCTGTTTCAGCAGTATTGTTTTCGGTGGGCATGGGATGTCCTATGCCGGGCCATGCCCGGGCGGTGAAAGGTGGGGGCTTCAGCTGAACTGGTAAGTCGTGGTGAAGTTGTGTTGATAGCTGCTCACGCGGTCCTCAACATTGCGATGATTTTTCTAAAATAAAGGTCTATGCTGGCGCGATACAAGGTCTATCGGATACATAAGAAAAGTCGTTAGTACATTAACTGGGGAGGCGGTGATGCATTTTTATGTTGACGAGAGTGGCCAGTCAGGACTGAACTTGTTCGACAGCGATCAACCAGTTTTATATTACGGCGTTCTCTCGTCTCCTCTTGATCTGAATGTCTCCGCCCGTCCATTTGTTGAGTCGATGAGACGTATTCTTGGTGTCGATAGGCTGCATGCAAGTGAACTGGGGATCGCACGTCTATCTAGAATTGCCCATCAGCTCGATACGATACAACGGAAAAACAAAATTACGTTTGATGTTTATAGAATATTAAAAAAAGATCATGCTGTTATTTGCTTTTTTGATCAGGTTTTTGATCAAGGGTTGAATAAGGCAGTGCCGTGGACTTCCTACTGGACCCCTTTGCGTTATGTTTTGTTATTGAAGGTTTCCTATCTTTTTGATGATGTAACTCTTAAGAAGGCGTGGCAGGCTCGAACGATGGTTAAAGTGGACGCGGCTAACTCCTTGTTTGTCGAAGTGTGCGAGACGCTTTTGAGTAGGATTCATGAATTGCCTGATGCGCGCAGTAGGGAAGTGGTGGGCGATGCGCTGAAATGGGCAATAAAGTATCCCGGTGAGATTCATTACAATATATATTCGAAGAATGAGCGGTTGCAGATATCTCCCAATCTAATCGGGTTTCAATCAGTTTTACACGGGATTGCGAATCGGCTTAAAAAAGATAGCAAAGAAGCGGTTAGTATCGTTGTTGATAGGCAATTAGAGTTTAATCGCGCTCAGGAATGGATATCTAGTATATTTCGCTCGTCAAAAAACTTTCCTACAACAGCAATGGGGCCGGGGTTACCAGTTATCGACATGGCAAATATGCCGGAAGTCCCTATAACCTGCACGCCTGGAACGGATAACGTAGGGCTCGAACTCGTAGATATATATCTTTGGCTATTCAAGCGATTATTTGAAGGTAAACATATTTCCGATCCCTTGCGAGCAGTGATCGCTAAACAAATTTCTACGGGAATGACAGATGAAATTTCGTTGGAGGGCATATCCAATCGTTGGGAAAAATATTTCAGCGATCTTCCGGAGCCGGAAGGCGAAAAACTGCAGAAAGCCCGTGAACTTTTGGCGATTGATGAGGCTCGGCGCAAGCCGAATCTATCAGGTCTCTGATCGAGCAGCCCTCCACGACCGGGTAGGCGCTACCCTCCGTGACCGGATGCGCCAGTGAATAGGCCGGTTGCCCGGCCTTACGCGCTTACTTCGGATCGAAAGCACCAAGAGACAACGATGCGGCATTGCCAATCTTGTCCTGAAGTACCGTTTTGAACTCCTGCGCTATGTCCTCGCGCTGAACCTCTTCACCAACCCAGCGTAGTTTAAGCGCGGGCACCGAGCCGCTGGTGATAACAGAAATCCGTAGATTGATCTGCTGCTCGGTCAGACCTTCGTATGGGATGGTGCTAAACAACAGGGCCGCTGGCAGCGTTTCTTTGCTGCGGGCCTCGATCTGATCCATGGCACTACGGCTGGCACTTGTGTCGCCGACGGTAGTTTCGGATTCGCTGGTCGCCTTGACAGTGATTGTGCGTACAGCTGCAATGGCCCTGGCGACAGGAATAGCATTGCCTTCACTATCGACCGGTGTCAGGTACTGATGCCAGTCTTCTATCCAGTCGCTCAGATCTTTCTGTGACATCGCGCGCCCGCCGATTGTCTGCGCAGCCTTGTAGCCGGCAGAGGCCTTTAGTCGCAGTACTGCACGGTCATCGGCGTGGCCTGGCAATTCGTCGGTGCCCAGGTTGAAGAGCAACGTGCAAGTCATTTCGTCCTGATCAATGAAACCCTTGGCATTGGGCACAGCGCGATCAGCAACGTACGCACTGAAGTCTGCCAGTGAATGGGTGGAGTAGATGCCACGGAAACGGCTGCGCCCGGCTTGCCATTTTTCTAGAGTGACCACCTGGCAGCCTTCGGGCAGCACTATGGCTGGCATTTGAGTTGCCAGAGTCTTACCGCTCGCTTCGAGCGCGGTATCAGTGATGTGCTGGATTGCTTCTCTAGTCAGAGACATGGGGGCAGTTCCTTGATGGTCGAGAGGTTAGATACGGGGAGTGATTGGGGCTTGTTCACGGCTGAAGATCTGGTCGTGCTGTTCTGCGAAGAGGGTGATCTTGCCACCGGAGCCGACGTGCATTGGTGTGTCCAGACTGGTGTTTTCGCTGCGAGCACCGCGCTTGGTTGGTACCTTGTAGTCGAGTTTGTGTTTGATCTTCACCTGGCTGGATTCGCCAATCTGGCTGAAGTCCAGGGTAATGATCAGCTTGCCGGCCTTGCCGTGGTCGACGACCCCTGCGGCTACTTCGGAAAGGGCGTAACCAATCTGGCTAGCGAATGCGCCGCCGTTCAGCTCGTCGAGGAATTCGGCGGTATTGGTAGGGGTGGACATGGCTGTTTCTCCGGGATGGCCAATAGGCCGCAGGGGGGAAGGTGAAATTGAGCCTGACGAAGGCGCTGGCGCCGTTGACCGCTCACACGTCTCATGCCGCGATCTCCTGATTCCAAACGCCAACGGCGTCGAAAATCCTGGCGGCCTGTTCTTCTGTCAGCGAGACCTCAGCGGGAATGGCGATCCAGCCCGACGCGACCCGATGATTCGGATTGCTGTCCGCGACTAGGGGTGTGTAGGTGCCCTCGATCACGTCCTCGAGGTGGGCGGCCAGATAGTTGCCTTGGGGCGCGACCTCGACCGACTTTGTGTAGCAGTGGCCACTGTGGTCGCGACACTGAACGCTGACGTAGATCGTCCAGCGGTGAGTAACGTCGCAGACTGCTTCGGCCATGAGTTGCCCTGGCGGGATGCTCCTACACGTCTTCCAGTTGATCATCCCTTGGCGTCCGCTGGGATCAATGTGGATTACGGCGACGTGATTGATCTTCAGCTTTGCCCGGCTCACACGCTCCATGCGAGCGCGCATGTTGTTTTCCTTACGCTTGCTCATCGTGATTCCGCGAGCATTTGCGGCCCCAAGCGTTCGGGTTGGGTCGCGGAGGGGCGGCGCCGTTTCAGCACCGTTTCCGGATCGATTGCAGCAGAACGTGGCGGCCGCCGCCGAGTCTGGAAACTTGGCGCTTCGGTTACCTTGCCTCCGATACGGAAAAACTCGGCAATCTTGCGAGTGATGACGACCTGAGCCTCCAAGTGCGGATCAGGAATAGGGCCGCCAATCATCATTGCGCTCCGAAGAAAGCAAAAACACCCAGTAATACAGCCATGCCACCAACCCAACGCATCATGAGGCGGCCGAAGTTGCGAACGGAGATGCCAACTGAATTGATGACGTTGGCGTTTTCTTCAAGTTGTTGTGCGTAACGGCAGGCGCAATCATGACCCGTTTGGGCTCCGCGGGAGCGGCCTGTCGAGCGTTCAATTACGTCGAATTTATTAGCACCCAGGGAAACAATAGTGAAGCGGAACGCCCTTACGGGCTCTTCCTGACCGATCATTTGGTACATCTCCGAAGTGGACATTGAAAGGCGATCCCGCAGCACCTGCAGGACGGCTTGCTTTTGGCGAATGGTCTGGTTCATTTCGACTCCTTGAGCCTGAGGGTGCGGATATTCGGCAGCGCCCTGGTCGCCCGCTTGTTACGGATGGGCGTGGGGGAGGGGGTTGGCGAATATCGGCGGATTGGGAAAGCCCAAGCCCGCTACTGGCGACGGCTTGGGTTTGCAGCTTCAAGTTTTCATCTGCGCCGGGGTGGCCTACCGGTACTTCCGGCCGATACGCGGTGACATCGACGACCAGCTTTCCGCTGCCTGCCAGGTATTGGGCGCAGCCTTCAGGCTTACTGCGCCACGCAGGTGAAGCGGTTAATGCAGCATTGGTGCAAACCCTCCTTGCTTGAGATGGAAAAATTATTCTGGTTAGGTGCAATTTTTTTCCTGTCCCGCTGGATGCAGGGGGCCGCTTTGCGCGGTGCAGAATCATCCACATCCCGCTGCCCACTCAGTGAATGGGCAGAAGTGATTCTGGCTGCTCAGCTATTTTTCTCGGCTGCTTCAAATTCGCTTCCGAGGATTTCGGTCATGACGCCCGAAGGTTTTGCCGATGTGTTGATGTACAGGCAGTCGTCGGTGATGACGTGTTTGTAGCGGGCGAAGAACAGTGCACCACCACCTAAGCCAATCGACTCAAGGAACGGCTGCATATCGGAAAAGTCTTTCGGCTTGCGCTCCTTGAAGTCCTCCTGAAGCTTGGTCAGGTCGTATTTCAAGGCTTTTCTCTCATCACCTTTAAAGCCTGGTGGCAAACTCCGGCGCGGGAACTGCGAGAAACCCGCTTTCGGATCTGGTTTTGTCCAGAGAGGCTGCGGCATTGGCGGCTCGAACTTGAGTCCATAGAAGCTTGTTCCGCTATGCCAATCGGTGCTCATCAGTGCCGTCGCGCCCGGGTATGAAGCTGCAAACTCGTCTGCCGAGACCTTGAGCCGATCACATCCCTCGCGGTAAACCATCCAAGCAGCAAACACTCCGGCATCGCTGGTTTTGTAGTAGGCCATCTTCCTTTCCTCGGTTGTCATCCTGCTGCCCACTCAGTGAATGGGCAGAAGTGATACCTACGGTTTGTCTTTCGTCTTCCCGACCATCAGCACCATCAAAAGCAGCACGACCAGTACTAGGTCACCGACCATCGAAAGGATTCGACTAGCTGAGTCGACGAAGACGACCCCGCCAGCGAGCCCGTAGGCGGCCAGCGAGCGCGCTTTGTTGCTGATCCTGCCCAACATGGTTACAGGTGGTCTTTGAGGTTGAGATTCATGATCTTGGCGGCCTTCTCCAGCACCACCATCTCGGCGGCTTCGATCTCGCCGTCGGCCTCTGCCACAGTGAGCATGAAGTTCAGGACGGTCGCCGCGTCTTCGACGCTGTGGGCCAGGTCCTTCAGTTCCTTCTCGGCGTTCTGGCGAATGATGCGCGGGCCACCGTCGTTGAAGTCGGCCTTGGCGCGGTCGATGGTGTTGCTCAGCTCGGCGCCGAAGCCCTTCAAGGCGGCCGAGTTGTTGATCAGCTTCTCGATCTTCTCGAGCTCTTCCTTTTCGATGTCGCCATCAGCGGAAGCGACGTAAAACACGCCGTAGACGGAAGCCTGCATAAGGTTGCGGTTGGTCATCACAGCCAGGGCCTGACGAGCTTCGCCGGATCTTTTGCCGAACAGTTTCTTGCCGATTTCGAGCATGGTGATTCCTCTGAGGTGGGTTACATCCCACTGCACCCTGTCGCCAAGGTGCAGCAGTGATGCTGTCTGTCCTATTGCCGCCGGAGGAGGGCGGGGCGCATTGCTTGCCGGGTCATTCACACGGTTCTGGCCTTTCACCATCGAGCAGCCGTCCAGGTTGTTCCTGTCGTTGGCAGGCTTTCGGGCCTGTCTGCTCGCCGGTCGCCGGTAGAGGCAATGCGGTCCGTTGTTTGTTGCGCTGATTGTTAAAGAGCGGCGGGTTGTCCCGTATTGCCGCTGCGATTCGCTACGACGGACAAATATTGCCGCCGGGGATATTTAAAGTCAATGCCGCCGGAGATATATATTTTTTCTAGGCAAAAAAAACCCGCACGGGGCGGGCTTGCTTTGGTGAGGGGTTAGATATTTGCCGGGAGGTCCCAAGAGACTCGGATGGCTGCCTCATCTTCTCGACGCACAGTTACGTGCTCGGTATCGGCTATGTCGTCAAGGAGCCGCGTCCAATCATCCAGACACTCATCTTCTCGCTTGCAAATCACTACCGCTTTTCGTTTTTGGGCAGCAGGGGAGCTGATGATTTTTTGGATTCGAAGTCCAAGAAGCTCAAACGAGTTTGGCGGTGTTGGTTTGTTTTTTGGTTTTGCCATATCACTGCTCCTTATGTGTATGGATATACAGTGAATGGCTTGATCTTTAAACGCTAAAGATTAACGATTAAAAACAATTATTTAACAGAGAAAAGCCCACAGCTAGCGGGCTTCAAGAGAGAGGTGCCAGGTGACATTGCAGAAAAATCGAAGGGCTCAAATTTAGATTCTGCCCAGCACCTTGCTGGGGGCGAGAATTGCGCCTACGTAATGGATTTTTTCGATATCAACCCGAGCTACTGTCAGCCGTTCACCGTAAGCCGAGTTGATCGACATGAGGCTGACTTCTTCTTCGTTTTCGAAGAGAAGCTCTTTAACCATGCTCTGTCCATCAACGGTGGTGACCATCACATACTCACCCGGCACCAGGCGGTGATTGGGTTCGCAGACAGCGACCCACCCACTACGGATCGCTGGAGCCATCGAGTCACCCTTGAGTCGGAGTGCGTAAGCGTCCTCATCCCTGGAGTAGGTCTCAACCCAGCCAGCTGCCTGGTCAAGGCTTGTCCAATATCCTTCACTCCCAAGCTGTGCGGTGCCTTCAATATTGATTCGGCGCGGCGAGGAATAGATAGGGGGCCCAGCCTCGACATTGGATTCGAAGCTGGCTTGCGCCATTTTCGCAATCTCATCAGCCAGTCGAGGGCTGAATGACTCCACGGGTTTGGAAATCAATCCGGCAATTGCGCTTGCGACTTTCGCATTCAGTGCGTTGTAGCCGTTCAGGTACGAACTGACAGAGCCCTGATTTATGCCTAGGGCATCTGCGATCTTACCTTGAGTCAGGGCGTCACGCCGCGACTTGCCGGTGTTAAAGGCATCCACAGCCGCTTTGAGCGCCAAGCACTCTTCTTTTTCCCAGCCTTCAAGTTCGCGTTTTTTCATTCGACGATTATTCCTTGCGGCGATATTTAATCAAATGCCGCCGGGCTTGATTAAATAAACGCCGCCGGAGATACTTGTGAGGTGTTTAATGATGGAGACCGGCGCGATGAGCCGAAAAAGTCTTGAAGAGTTTGCTAGTACACGCGGGCAAACCAATGCCGCAAATCTGCTTGGGATGTCTCAAGGGTCGCTCAACAAAGCCCTCCAGGTTGGCCGTGACGTTTTTGTTACTGAGCACGCAGATGGCTCGTTCTCAGCGGAAGAGCTTAGACCGTTCCCGGTTCAAAGCGCGAAAAGGACGCGTCGTCGGATGCTGCCCATCTAATAAGCCAATTTTGAGCGCATTGGCGCCGAGAGAAAACTAGACGATGAAAATTCCAGTGCTAGAGACCCGACGCGCAGTGGTGATCGAGGTCGCAAAGAATTACCCAGGCGGCCAGGCATGCGCTTCAGCACGCCTCAGTCTCGATTTGAAGCGTTTTAAGAATCAGGTTTATGAGAGTGGCGGTGTTGTTCCCCTTACTGATGAAGAGGTTCACATCCTCGAGCTGGAACAGGGCACCACCTACCTTCCGGACTACATCTGCGCAATGTACGGCGGCGTTTTTGTTCGCCTGCCTGAAGTTAGCGATCTGGACAACGTAGACATGCACACCCGCTCCCTGCGCACGGCAGTGAATCGCGGTCGAGTTGATCTAAAACTTGCCGAAGCGCTTGAGGACGGCGAGATCACCGCCTCTGAAGCACAGGATATTTTGGCTCGACATGCCAAGCATCTTGCGGCCCGACACGAAGAAATAAACGCACTCATCGAACTGCATAAAGCGGATCGCTAAAGGCTGCCTGAATTGCAGGCACAAAAAAGCCGGGCTGCAACCCGGCTCTTTCAACAGCAACAAACATGTGAGCCGATTATATGCCTACTTTGCAACATATCAATCCCCCCGCCAGTGTCGCGACACGTTTTTCGAATTCTGAAAACGTGTCGCGGACTATTTTCATGAGCAGCTCTGAAATTTCTGAGCTAGCCGGAAAGTTGCACATTCAACTGGAGGCTGTGTAATGGCCCGCGCACGCAATATCAAACCCGGCCTATTCAGTAATGAGTTCCTCGCTGAGCTTCCCGCGTTTGACCGCCTACTGTTCATCGGGCTGTGGTGTCTGGCTGACCGAGAAGGTCGGCTTGAGGATCGTCCGAAGCGCATCAAGATGGAGCTGTTCCCGTGCGATACCTATGACGTGAATGAGGGACTGGCAAGCTTGGCGAGCGCGGGGTTCATCACGCGCTACAGCGCTGAAGTCCACTCGGTAATCGAGATCGACAACTTCCAGAAGCATCAGAGCCCGCATGGCACAGAAAGGGATAGCGTCCTCCCTGATCAAGACGGTTATCTCACCGTTAACGAACGGAAAGGTAACGGTGTCGTAACAGGTGTCAAACGCAAGGTTCACGTTAAAGAGGCATCAAATAACGTTAGCCCACCGTTAGAGCCTGTTAGTCCACCGTTTGATAACGCCCTGATTCCTGATTCACTGATTCCTGATTCACTGATTCCTGAAGAAGATCAACACAACTCTCAACGCGCGGGCGAGCCGGGTTCCGGTTTTGAGCCACCGCTGATCGAGCCTCCTACACCGCCAGCACCGCCCCCGCCCCCTGTCGACCCAAAGGCGCCATCCGAAATGACGCTGGACTGGATGCCCGACGAGAAACTTCTGAAGGCCTATTCCATTCGCATGGCGTTGTCGGTGGACGTATTCACTCCCGAAGCGACCGCAACGTTCGTCTGCCACTACACGGCATCTGGCCGACTGGAGACTCAGGACACTTGGGTGTCGCTGCTGGTCAAGTGGGTCAAGGGGGACCGGAACAATGCCAGCAATGTCCGACAGTTCGCCAAATCTGCCGCCCAATCCCGTCACACCGGCTTCGACAACCGCGATTACAAAGCAGGCACCAAGGAGAACGCCAATGGCACCTTCCGTCTCTGACCTCCGCGACCGCCTGGACCGTAAATTCGGCGTCATCGGTCGCCAGCCAGCTCATTGCCAAGATCACGGCGATTACTCGGCGGTGATCCTGAAGAGCGGTGGTCTGTCGGGCTGCCCTATCTGCGCGAGCAACAAACGCGACATGGAAGAGCTTGAGCGCAAGCGTCTCCATTTTCGGGTGGTGCAGCACGCCGTCGCCAAGCTGCCGAAACGTTTTGCGGAAAAGACCTTTGCCGACTTCGTGGTATCCAGTCCTGCGCAGAAAATCGCCCACGATGCCTGCATCGACTACGTGGATGACTTTTCAAAACATCGCCGTGAGGGTCGCTGCATGCTGCTGATGGGCAAAGTTGGCACCGGCAAGACTCATCTCGCCATCGCCGCCGTCAATCACCTGATCAACGAATGCATGGTCAAGGCGATTTACCGCACGGTGGGCACGCTCATCGGCGATATCCGGGCGACGTTCAATGATCGCTCGGGCGAGTCCGAGGCGCACATCTTGCGTGAGGTGATCGGTGCGGACTTGCTGGTGCTCGATGAAGTCGGCGCTACCAAGCAAAGCGAGTTCGAGCTGGCCACCCTGTTCAGCATCATCAACGGTCGTTACGAGCAATGTCGTCCGACGATCATCGTCAGCAACCTGTCTCCCGCCGAACTGAGCGATGCCATTGGTTCGCGCTGCGTCGACCGCATCCGCGAAAACGGCTGCATAGGCGTGGCATTCGAGTGGGAATCTCAACGCGGAAAGGAGGGCTTCTGATGAACGCCGCCAAGCAACAAAACATGCTCGCCGGGCAGTCTTCACTTGCCCGCAAGGTGTTCCAGGTCGTGCCAATCCAAGAGCGCTGGAGTGCACACGATATTTTCAATTCGTTGATTGTTTCCGAAGCAACGGGGGCCCAGTTCCCGGCTGTCCGCCGCGGCCTGGGAGAGTTGAAGGAGGCAGGTCTCATTCGCGAACCCGTTAATGGTCACTTTCAGCGTACCCCCGTCACCATCAAATCCCCGAGAGAACAGAGCATGTCAAAAGAAACTCCGCCGACGGTCATTGCCATCAATAAAGCCGATGCCAGTGCTCTGGATACGTTGGCCGTGCTGTCCGGCGAGGTCATCAGCTTTGCAGAAGAGGTTGGGCTGCGCATGAAGAAGCTGGCGGCGCGAATCGAGGAAGTGGCGCTTTCCGTCGAGGCTGAGCGGGAGAGCAATGCCGCTGCCATTATCAAGGCCAGGCGCCTGCAGGAAGCTTTGAGGGAGTTTGCATAATGAGCGCGTTGGGCAAGCAGGTGTCGGGCGAGCATTACAAGTCGTTGGCAATCCAACCGATTGAGTACATTCACTCGAACAATATTCCCTTTGCCGAAGGCAGTGTCATCAAGTACGTGACGCGGTGGCGTGACAAGGGCGGATTGGCGGACTTGGAGAAGGCCAAGCACTTCATTGAGCTACTGATCGAGCTGGAGACCATGCGCATGGCACCCACGGTGGTGTCTGCATGACGATGACCGTAGCCTTTTCTGATGCCGAGATTCGTCGTCGTGCTAATGATCCGGCTACGGTGCTGATGCGTGATCCTCGCCACCCGGGGCTGTACTTCCGATTTACTGAGGCGCGGCCCCGGGGGACTTGGAGCTTGGTGGTTCGCAAAAAGTGGAACCGCATCGGCGCCTACCCGGAACTGTCGGCAAAAGCCGTGTTGGCGGCGTTGCCTGATTTGCGCATGCGGCTCAGCACCAACCCGCAAGCGGGGGCGGCCGTATCGCCCTGGGCAACACTCGGTGAGCTACTCAAGTGGTACTCAGTTCGAATGAGCCGCGACCGCAATCTTTCCAGCGAGCGCAAGGCAACAGGCAAATCCGCCATCGCCCGGCACCTGATCCCGCGAGTGGGCGATTTGCCGCTGAACGATGTCCGCCACGGCACCCTCGACACCCAACTGATGTGGCCGCTGCAGGAGACCTTGTCACTGGAGTTCGTTCGGCTGATTTTCGGGCAGTTGGTGGTCGCTTGCCGGCAGGCGCATACGCTGGGCCTGATCCCGGCCAACCCGATGGCGGGCATTAAGTTCAGCGATTTCTCCAAGACCAAGATCAAAGCCAAGCCGGCTCGTCTTCGCGGTGTGCAGGTTGAGGGCCTGCTGAGCCAGTTGCATGATCTTTTCGAGCGTGATCCACAGTCGGCCATGCTCGCGCTGATGATGCTTTGCCACGGCACTCGGATCGGCGAAACCCGTAAAGCACAGTGGTCGCACATCAGCCTTGCGGAACGCACCTGGTACCTACCAGTGGGCAACACCAAGACCCGAGTTGAACACTCGCTCCCACTGACCGAGCAAGTCTGCACCCTGCTAATCCGGTACCGAGCGGCGCAACAGGCAAGCCAGTACGACGGTGATTGCCTGTTTCGCTCCCACAGAGGAAGGGCCATGAGCAAGGGGCAGGCCAGTGCAGTGTTCACCCGACTGGGGCTGGGTGAGTGGAGCAGTCATGACCTTCGCAAATTGGCCAGAACCGGTTGGGCTGACCTCGGTGTCGACTTCCTGATAGGCGAGATGCTGATCAACCACGCGATGGGTCACAACGTTCAGGCCTACATCCACACCACGGTCGAAGAACGTAAACGCGCTGCCCTCGAAATATGGCACGCCCATTTAGACGTTAAGGGCTTTTCCCTGATTCACGGGTTGAAGGACGGTAGAAACGCAAATTCGGGTACCTCGCTGGAAACCGTAGAACACAAGGCCTGTGAGGCTATTCAAGAATCAACCATAGGCGAGGATTCAAAACATGCAGAAAGGGCAGGTGCTTGGCTTTAAGAGGCCTCGGATCGAGCTGGAGCCTTGCCCGACCTGTAAGGGCAAAGCGGTAGTGAAAGGGCTGTTTTATGAGTTGATTTGTACTGCTTGCAACGGCTCAGGTTGGGTTATTCGGGGCAGCAGGTTGGTGCTTTCTTCGGACGAGTTGGTGACCCAATTGAGTTTCAAATTGCAGCAGGCTCAGCGCGAAATTGAAGTGCTCCAGAAGGGTTCGTCGATTTCTGGCCCGGCCGATTACTACGAACAGAACAACCGTCGCGGTGCCGGCGGAACAAATTTCACAGGGGATTGAGCCATGGTTGACCGGTCGATGATCAGCAAACTGAAGAGGGCGGTAGGATGAAGATCAATTCTGCCCGCCAGGCATGGCACGACTGCAACTACAACTCCGCCCCCGGTCAGACTTCTGATGCTGCCGTGCTGGGTGTTGTGGTGCAGAAAACTGAGCGCGGACCTACGGCTGATCATGCGATTCATGCAACGTTAGCTGGCCAAGTTCAGTCGGCAATCGCCCGTCTTCACAATACGTTGCGTGCATTCGGCAACGCCATGTACGCAGCTGAACCTACCGATGATGATCGGGAAGAGGCAGAAGGGGCTGTGTTCAATCTGGCATGCACCCGGGCACCGCGCATGACGGCCGATAAGAGGGAGCGTGCCGCGTATGTGGCCAAGGGGGTGTTCCGTCGTTACCGCTACATGCATCAGGGCGGCCAGTCGGCCAATAAGGACCCGCTGATCAAGCCTGAACTATTCAGATCCTGGATGAATGCCGAGTACGGGGTCACGCTTCAATCCGCCGCCTGGGCTCGAGATTGGGAGCCGTTTGTGCAGCTCTGCTTTGATGCCTGTTACGACATCGACGCAGAGGCTTTGGGCCCGATCGGGGGAGTTATTTACAAGATGAAAGAGGCTGCTTGACTTCCCGCACGGCTGGCGGCATGATTTCCCCACTGTTAGAGTTTTGCCTACGGCAACTTACTAATAAATCAAAGAAAACCCCGCCTTCGAGCGGGGTTTTTCGTTTATGCCGGTTCGACTGAGACCGTCAGTCGTTTGCCCAGGGCAGCCAAAGCTTTCTCGATCGCTTCCATCTTAGAGGTGTGCAGGAAGTCGACCAGGCGATCACCTTGGGTCTGAGCAAGACCAAGAAGGCGACACAGATCGGCCTTGCGCATATCGCGCGCCATCATCTCGTTCCACAGCACGATCTTTGCCACGGTCACCGCTGGTAGGCGAATGACTTCCTCGCCGGCCTGTGGTGCAGATGCTTCCGGAATGGACTGGCGCTGATCGACATAAATGGACAGCGTTGTTTCGATGGCATCCACGGCTTCGCTGATGGCGTGCTCTCGGTCATCCCCATAGCTGTTCAGCAAAGGAAGATCCCGGCAGTTCACGGCCAGCCCTGGGCACGTGTCTTTCTCAAAGCGGATTGCATAGTCGTACATGGTCACTCCTTGGAGGTGATCGCTCAGCATTCAGATGTGGTGAAGGGGCTCTCAGAGCCCCAGTTGTTTAATGATCGCCTTGCGGGTCGGTTCTGGCATTTCCTTACTGCCGTGATCCGCGAAGGTGGTCTTGTTGCCGTTTGGGGCGATGACTTTGAAGTGGCTTCCTTTGCCTGCTTCGAAGGTCACCCCTTGGGCCTTCAACCATCGTCTGAACTCGCTGAACTTCATCACCTCGCCTCGCTGTTTGGATGAGTCCATTGTACAACGTTTTTGTGGTAATACAACAATTTTGTGTTGTTTTTAAAAGGCGATATTCAGGCCTCTGCATCCGCAGGGGGCTTTCGTATCTGGCACCCACGCCCCCGTCTTTGCTCCGAGCGGATGAGGATGGCGGGGATTGCCGGACCAACTCTCTCTCCCCGAAAGGGAGGAATCCGGATGCCAAACATGCCCGACAAACCAGACACCTGGGCCATTGCATTCATGTGGCTGAGTCAGCATTCGCAAACTATTTGGGCGGCAGTTCTGTCGTTGTGCATGACCGTGTTGCGTGTGTTTTACACCGGTGGCACCTGGAAAGATGCTCTGATCGAAGGCCCGATGTGCGTTCTGCTTTCACTCAGCATTATCTGGGGATTCGAGCTGATGGGCTTGTCGCCGTCTCTGGCCCAGCCGGTTGGCATTTGGGTGGGGTTTCTTGGGGTGAAGAAGGTCGCCCACTGGGCTGATCGGATTGCTGAAAGCAAATTTCCTAAATCGGATTCGGCGCCGTGATGGCCTATGCCTCACGAAGCATGAACTCTTGCCAATTTTCTAGGCTCACCATTTCGGCGGGCCTTTTTCGTTTCAAAGAGGTCGGTCTATGAGCAAGTCCACGATGAATGATGAACTGGTGCCTGGTGAACCACCGAAGCCGGGATCGCTCGAAATGCTCGCGGGTTTTTCACCTTATTCTCAATTTCCGCTGATTGCGGCAATTGAGTCGACAACTTGCCTGCTGTCCACTTTTCAATATGACCCAGCAACCGTCCGGGCAAACGAGACCGGCGAATCGTTGAGTGTGTTCGGCCGTCTCTTCCAGCATTTGGATGACTTGCTGGTCGCCCAGCTTCATCAGTTCGGCGAGGCGCCTGCTCCATGTCTGGAAGGCCACCAGTCAGCTTTATCCCTACCTTGATGGTTCGCTAAATGGTCAAAATCAACTTCACGCCCGACATGCTGCCTGTGTCACAGGCGCTGATGGAATTGGAGAAAAAGCACATTCCTCATGTGCTTGCTCTGACGGCGACCCGATTGGCCCGGCGGGTCAAGAAGGGTGAATTGACCGTCATGGCTCAGCGCCTGGACCGGCCAACCCGGACCACGATGAACAGCCTGTTCGTCAAAATCGCCACCAAGAGCAAGCCAGCCGAAGTCTATTTCAAGGACTCTTGGACCTCGGGTATTCCCGCTGATACTTATCTTCAGCAGACCGTCCGGGGCGGGCCACGTCCGCATAAGCGCTTTGAAAAATCGCTGATCTCGAACGGCCTAATGAGGTCCGGTCAATACGCTATTCCCAGTCCGAATGTCCTCGATAAGCACGGCAACGTATCGCGCGGCTTGATGAACAAAATCCTATCAGGCCTCGGTGCGGCAGAAAGCCGACGCGGCTACAAAGCCAATGCCACCGGGAGCAAGCGCAGCCAGCGCAAGGGCAATGCCCGCAGCTATTTTTCCGGCGTTGTCGATGGCACGGCCGGGGTGTGGGAACGCAAAGAAACCGCGTTCGGCAATGCGGTCCGGCCGGTGTTTGTCTTCAGCCGCAGTGCGCCGATGTACCGCACGATCTTCCCGTTCTTCAAGATCGCCAACAACATCGTCAAGGCCAACTACAGCGCCGAGTTCCGCGGTGCATTTGCCGATGCAATGGCCACCGCCAAGCCCTGACAACGAGCAAAAAGACCGGTTTCTGATTGGTGATGCCCGACTTGTTTTCCCAGGCGCAAATTTAACGGGTCCTCCCGAGGGGGTGGGGGCTAGGGGGTAATTCGGGCCCCGCTGCTTCGCTATATATGACCCATTTTTGAATCGAGGTTGTTGTTTAGTCCATGGCCAATCCGACCATCTCCCGCGAGCCTCATTGGCTCAACAAATCGCGCATGGCGGCCAGCCTCGGCATCACCACTCAAGCCTTTGATAAATGGGGCGTTCAGCCTGTTGCGAAGATCGGCCGCGATGTCTTCTACGACGTTCGATCTGTGCTGGACAACCGGCTCAAGCACCAGGTGACAAAAGACCAACCTGTGGACGATGACGGTGATCCGATCGATCCACTCATCGAGTACAAGCAGGCGCAGCAAAAACTACGACTGACAACTGAGCAAGCGGACGCTCAGGAAATGCGCAACAAGGTGAAGGCCAAGAAGCTGGTGCCGGTTGATTTTTGCTTGTTCGCATTGTCTCGTCTCAGCGCAAAGCTCGGGTCAACCCTCGACACCGTGCATTTGAAGGTCAAGCGAAAGTGCCCCGACATCGAGGTGCGTCACCTTGAGGCGATCCAGCGCGAAGTCGCCGTGTCGCGTAACGATGCGGTCGGCTTGGCTGATCTTTTACCGGAGTTGCTTGATGAGTTTGTCGACACCTTGGATGAAGGCGCTGGTTGAGGGCGTCCGCAAGGGGCTTGCCGGGCTCTACAAAGAGCCTCCGCGCACAGCAGTTGAATGGGCTGATGAGCATTTCTATCTGTCGTCGGAGTCGTCCTATCAGGAAGGTGATTGGACCACTGCACCGTTTCAGGTCGCGATTCTCAACGCGATGGGCAACGACCTGATCCGTGAAGTCAACGTGCTGAAATCGGCGCGGGTTGGCTACACCAAAATGCTGGTGGCCAACATGGGCTACAAGGTCCAGCACAAGAAGCGCAATGTCATTGTCTGGTGCCCAACCGATGGCGACGCTGACGGCATGATGAAACGGCACATCGAAACGATGATTCGTGACAGTCCCGTGGTGCGCGCTTTGGCGCCTTGGTATGGGGTGAAGCATCGCGATAACACGCTGGATGAAAAGCGCTTCGATAACGCCAAAATGCTCTGGTGCCTCGGTGGCACGGCGGCGAAAAATTACCGGGAGAAAAGCCCGGATGAAGTGATTTATGACGAGCTTTCGAAGTTCAACGCGGACATCGAGGGCGAGGGCGCCCCGACCATTCTGGGCGACAAGCGCCTGGAAGGTGCCACGTTCAAGAAGTCCATACGCGGATCGACCCCGACGACAGTCGTGGTCGCTGACGACAATGAGGAAACCTCGGGGGAGGGTTGCCAGATCACGCGTGCGGCCAACGATTCCCCCCACTTTTTGCGTTTCAACATCAAGTGCCCGTGCTGCGGTACCGAGCAGTACTTGAAGTGGGGCGACCCGGCTACGCCATTCGGTATCAAGTGGAATCTGGACGAGCTGGGGCAGGTAATCAAGGCCTGGTACCTGTGCGAGTCCGGCCATGGTTGCACCTTCGAATACCACGAAATGGTCGCGGCATCCGTCAGCGGTCGCTACATCTGCGATCGCACCGGCATCTGGACACGCGACGGCATGGACTGGTTCTCCGCTGAGGACACTTCGATGTCGCCGCCACGTTCGGTGACTTTCCATATCTGGACGGTGTACTCGGAGTTTGTGACCTGGGCTGAAGTCGTCACGGAATGGCTCAAGATCAAGAAGGATCGGGGCAAGCTTAAAACCTTCGTCAACACCACCCTGGGCGAAGCGTGGGAAGAGGATCAAGGCGAGCAGCTGGAGTGGCAGCAGTTGTACGCGCGCCGGGAGATCTACCCGCAAGTGCCGGCCAACGCGGTTGCACTGTTCGGCGGTATTGATACCCAAGACGACCGCTATGAAGGCCGCGTCTGGGCGTTTGGCGCGGGTGAGGAATCGTGGCTGGTCCATAAGTTCGTGCTGCAAGGCGAACCGGGCAGCATAGAGCTGCGGGCCAAGGTTGGCCTCGAGATCCATAAGACCTTCACCCGGGCGGACGGCACGGTGATGGGCGTCGAGCGTTGGTGTTGGGACCAAGGTGGTCACTACTGTGATGAAGTGCGTGAGGAATGCATCAAGCACGGCATCAATTGGGTAATCCCTGTATTCGGTGCCTCGACCTATGGCAAGCCGATAGCGACCTGGCCGCGTAAAAAGACAAAGGTCAAAGACGGACGTGCGTATCTGGTCGAAGTGGGTACCGACAATGCCAAAGAGCTGATTTACGGCCGTCTCAAGATGCAGCCGGACGGTTCGGGTGCGCCTGTGCCTGGCTGCATCCACTTGCCTGCCAACGAGATGATTTGCGGCGAAGACGAATTGCGGCAACTGACCGCCGAGCGCCGCAAGTGGGTGATCGTCAAACATCAGCGTGTTCAACGTTGGGATGCCGGTGGGCGCCGAAACGAAGCGCTTGATTGTCTGGTGTACGCCTTGGCGGCGTTACGCATAACCCAGCAGCGCTTTGGCATGAACCTCGACCTGCTCGCGCAGCAGCTGCCGTCAGGTACCTGGGCCGTGCCGGTCAGTCACGAGCAGAAAAGCAACCCGGCCGCCGTTGCCGCTCCGACACCGGCCACGGTGTCGGTGCCCGAGGTAGAGCCTGAACATTCACCCGACCAGTCCGCCGAGTCGGGCGGCTGGCTTAATACAGGACAAGGCGCATGGCTATAACCGCTCAAGACATGGTGGACCGCTATCTGGAGGCCGAGTTGGCCATCTTGCAGGGCAAGGAAATTCTCTTTAACGGTCGCAAGCTGATTATGGATGACCTGGAAGAAATCCGCGCCGGCCGACTGGAATGGGAGCGCCGGGTGCGCGCGCAACAGGCAGCGGCGGCGGGGCAGCCGCCGTACGCTCTGGCGACATTTCGATGAACCTGCTGGATCGTGTGCTGGCCCCGGTGTTTCCGGGGTTGGTGGCTGAGCGTCTGCATGCCCGTCACAAGATCATGGCCTTCGAGGCCGCGCAGGTAACTCGCACGCACAAAGCCAAGAAACAATCCGCCAGCGCGGATCGCTCACTGCAGCGTTCGGCGCGTTCCCTGCGTGAGCAATGCCGCAAGCTGGACGAAGACCACGACATCGTTACCGGTTTGTTCGATCGCCTGGAAGAGCGTGTGGTGGGCGGCATGGGCATCGCGGTCGAGCCGTTTCCCTTGAGCTACGCCGGGGAAGTACATTTGGAGTTCGCAGCGCAGATCAAAGCCCGGTGGGCCGAGTGGTCGTTGCATCCGGAAACGTCCGGCGAGTTGTCCCGACCGCAAATGGAGCGGCAAGTCTGTCGCACCTGGCTGCGCGACGGCGAAGCCTTGGCGCAAAAGCTCATGGGGCGTGTGCCCAGCTATGAACACTTGAATGTAGTGCCCTTCGCCCTGGAGTTGCTGGAGCCGGATTACTTGCCGTGGGAATACAACGATGAAGCCAAGGGCATTGTGCAGGGGATCGAGCGCAATCAGTGGCGACGTGTCCGGGCCTACCACTTGGTCAAGCATCACCCTGGGCACGCCGCCGTTTACCAGTTTGCCTCGGCCGCCAAGCGTGTGCCGGCGGACCAGATGATTCACATCGCGCACCGCAAGCGCATCGGTCAGAACCGCGGGCAACCGTTGTTGCATGCCGTGCTGATCCGTTTGGCGGACATCAAGGATTACGAGGAAAGCGAGCGTGTCGCCGCCCGTATCAGCGCCGCGCTGGCCATGTACATCAAGAAAGGCACGCCTGATGACTACACCGCCCCATCTGCTGTGAATGGTCAGTCCATCGACGCACGCAGCATTCCCATCGGCCCCGGCATGGTGTTCGACGGCCTGCTGCCCGGCGAAGACGTTGGCATGATCGAAAGCAATCGGCCCAACCCCTTTTTGGAAGGCTTCCGCAATGGTCAGCTCAAGGCCGTGGCCGCCGGAACACGCGGCACCTATTCCAGCGTGGCGCGCAGTTATGACGGCACTTATTCCGCGCAGCGCCAGGAGTTGGTCGAGGGGCAGGCGGGCTACGACCTGCTGCAACACGAATTCATCGATTACTGGAGTCGCCCGGTTTATCGCGAATGGCTGCACATGGCGATTGCCAGTGGGGTGATCCAAGTGCCGGCCGACGTCGATCCGGACACGGTGTTCGGCGCGATTTACCAGGGGCCGGTGATGCCCTGGATCAACCCGATCCATGAGGCCAATGCCTGGAAGATTCTGGTTGAAGCGGGTTTTTCCGATGAGTCTGAAGTGGCGCGGGCGCGGCAGCGCAACCCGCAGGAACTCAAACGCTCCCGGGCCTCGGAAATCAAAACCAACCGGGAACAGGGGCTGGTCTTCAGTTCGGACTTCTATCACGAGACCTATGGAAAAACGCAAAGCAATGAACAGCAAACCAAAGCTAAGCAGCCTGCCGATGATGAGGCCTCGAGCCTCGATAACCCCGACGAATAAGCCCGGCGAAAGCTGGTACTCGCTCCAGGCCGCACAGCAGCGCGGGGTGGTCGAGGTGATGCTCTACGACGAGATCGGCGCCTGGGGCATTACCGCCAAGCAGTTCGCCCGCGATCTGGCTGCCCTGGGTGACGTGTCACAGATCAACCTGCACATCCACTCGCCGGGTGGCGACGTGTTTGAAGGGACCACCATGTACAACCTGCTGCGCGGCCATTCGGCCCGGGTCGTGGTGTACATCGACGGTCTCGCCGCGTCGATGGCCAGCGTGGTCGCCATGGCCGGTGATGAAATCAACATGCCGGCCAACGCCATGATGATGATCCACAAGCCGTGGGGTGGTCAGGTCGGTGATGCCGATGCCATGCGCGAGTACGCCGACCTACTCGACAAGGTCGAGAGCACGCTGACTCAGGCGTATATGCGCAAGTCGGGCAAGGCGATCGAGGACATTCAGGCGCTGCTGAAGGCTGAAACCTGGATGGATGGCAACGAAGCGGTAGCGGCCGGTTTCGCTGACAACGTACTTGACCCGTTCAAGGCGGCCGCTCAACTCACTTCAAAACGCATGCAGGAGTTCACCAACATGCCTACGTCGGCACAAAATCTGTTCAATCCACGCGCTTCCGCTCCAACCCCAGCACCGGCCCCAACACCAGTCCCAGCCCCGACCCCAGTCCCAGCGGTCGATCCAACGCCGGTCGCGCTGACCTTGGATCAGATGCGCGCGCAGGTCGTGGCAGCGGACGGCGCTCGCCGCACGGCGATCAATGCCGCGTTCTGTGGCTCGCTGGTCACCAGTCACACCGAGTTGCTCAATACCTGTCTCAATGACCTGAGTTGTACGGCTGAGATGGCGCGAGACAAACTGCTGGTGGCGCTGGGTTCGGCCACCACCCCCACGGGCGGACCTTCCCACCATGGCCACATCAGCAACGGCGATCTGGTCGGCGATTCGGTACGCGCCTCGCTGGCCGGTCGTTTGGGCCAAGCGGAAAACCAGAAAGACAACGCCTATAACCACATGAGCCTGCGCGAGCTGGCCCGCGCCTCGCTGCATGATCGCGGTATTCTGGTGGCAACCCTTGATCCGATGGCCATGGTCGGTTTGGCGTTCACCCATGACTCCAGTGATTTCGGCAACATCCTGGTGGACAGCGCCGCCAAGTCGGTCCTGCTCGGCTGGGACGAGGCGCCGGAGACCTATCACCTGTGGACCAAAAAGGGCCGCTTGAGTGACTTCAAGGTCGCGTCCCGGGTTGGCATGGGGGCGTTCCCCAGCCTGCGCGAAGTTCGCCCAGGGGCGGAATACAAGTACATCACCACCAATGACCGTGGCGAAAAAATCCGCCTGGCCACTTACGGTGAGATGTTCAGCATCACCCGTCAGGCCATCATCAACGATGACCTCGATCAGTTGAGCACCGTGCCTTACAACATGGGCTTGGCCGCACGCGGCACCATCGGCGATCTGGTCTATGACACGCTGATCAATTCGCCGGTGATGAGCGACGGCAAAGCGTTGTTCGATGCCGACCGCAACAACTTGTTTACCGGTGCCGGCGCGAACATGTCGATTGAAGCGCTGAGCAAGGCCAAGACCGCCATGGCCTTGCAGAAAACTCAGGTCGAGGGCGGCAAGGCCCGGACCCTGAACATTCGTCCGGCGTTTGTCCTGGTGCCGGTGGCGCTGGAAGACAAGACCAACCAACTGATCCGCTCGGCCTCGGTGCCTGGTGTCGATACCAATGCCGGCATCGACAACCCAATCCGCAATTTCGCCACGGTGATTGCTGAGCCCCGTCTGGACGATGATTCGCCGCTCACCTGGTATGAAGCTGCTCGTCAAGGCGCTGACACCATCGAAGTGGCTTACCTGGATGGCGTTGAACAGCCGTACATGGAGCAGCAACAGGGTTTCACCATTGATGGCGTGACGAGCAAGGTGCGCATCGATGCCGGGGTCGCGGCGCTGGACTATCGCGGTCTGAACAAGTCGATCGGTGCGGTAGCAGCTAAAGCCCGCTGACCGTAGTGATTCCTCTCAATACCCCGCCGCGTGCGGGGTTTGTTGTTTCTGTACAGGAGAAATATGCATGTCCAAGAACTATTCGGGTCCTGGCCAAACCGTGACCTTCGCTGCCCCGGTCGGCGGAGCCACAGCGGGTGTGCCATTGGTATTGGTCGATCTGGTGGTGATCCCGATGGCCAGTGGCGTCGAGGGTGACGTATTGGTTGGCCATATCGGTGGCGTTTGGCGCTTGCCGGCCGATGCGGCGCTGTTGCAGGGGCAGAGGGTGGCCCTACAGGCCGGTGTGCTGGTTGATCCGCTCACGGCCACCGGTGACCTGGTGCCGTTCGGCAAGCTGATGAGCGTTCCGGTCGGCGGTATTGCCGAAGCGTTGTTGATCCAGTGACGACGCTGGGCCGCTTTCGCGACGTCACGGCCCGGATGGATGCAGTGTTGGTCGATCGCCTCGGCGATCGCGCCATCAAGCCGGACGGCCTGGCGCTGTACGGTGCGTTCTTCTCGCCTTTTGTCGGAGCGGATGTCGGCGGTAAATCGAAGGGCGTGCGTTTGGGTAGTGCCATCGTCACCGATAACGTGCTGGCCCCGACCTTCACGGCTCGAGTGGTGGATGCCGCGGGCATCGAGAAAGATACGTTTCTTACCATTGATCTGCCGGTGGAGCAGGGTGGTGGTCGCTACAAGGTCAGCAAGCGCGAGCCGGACGGTGCCGGCATGGTCAACTTCATTTTGAGTTTGAACAATGGATGAGCTGACGACCTTACACAATGCGATTGAAGCGACGTTCCGCGCCGGCTTGCCGTCGGTGGTGAGCGTCGAGGCCTTCCCCGAACTGAACGCGGAAGTCGGTCTGCCGGCGGTGTTGTTTGCCCTGACCGAAATCGGCGAAGCACCTGACAATGGAAGCGGCAAGACCTCCCTGAGCGGCCGCTTTCAGGTGTGCATCATGGTCGATTCCACCATCAGTAAAGCGTCCTTGCAGGCCGCCATTCTGGCCGCCGAAATCAGCAAGATTTTGCGTGGGCAGTATTGGGATCTGGATTTTGTCGAAGAGGTGCAGGAGGTGCGTGCATTTCCCGACGACTCGATGCCGGAGCTGGCGCAATTTGTAGTGTGGATCGTTGAGTGGAAACAAGTGTTCCAGATCGGCGAAACCGAATGGTTATGGCCAGTTGAGCCGCCCGGTTCCCTGTACCTGAACGTTGACGGCTGCACCGGTACTGGCAATGAGGATCACTACTTTCCACCGGAGGATCTGGAATGGGATACGCAAGCGCCGAACACGACCGGATGATCGCGGCGATGCTGATGCCCTGCGTGGTGGTCGGCGTCGATCTGATCGTCGGCCGGGTGCGGGTCAAGGCCGGCACCTGGGTCAGTGCCTGGGTACGTTGGCACAGCCTGGCAGCCGGTAAGGCCCGTCATTGGCGGGTACCGAGCCCGGGCGAGCAGGGCGCGTTGTTCAGCCCAAGCGGTGATCCGGCCATGGGCACCTTTATCCCGGGTCTGTATGGCAATGCCGGGGCTGCGCCGGACAACCGCGATCACGTCGAGGCCTGGTACTTCGACGATGGCGGCTCGCTGATCTACGACTGGCAAGCCGGCAGCTACTGCATAGATCTGCCCAACGGCACCCAGGCGACGATCAGTGTCGGCGGGTCGCTGTTTGAGGTGACACCGGATCAGGTCCGCGTGGCCGCGACCAAAATAGCGCTGGCGGGTGAGGTGAGTATCGACGGCCCACTCAACGTATCCGGCGATATTAATAGTGAGAGGATGATTATTGATAAAGGCGGCAATACCCCAAACCATCAACATTGAGAAACTTATGACTGATAAGAGCGAAGCTGTTGGGCAAGAGATGTCAGAGTGCGGGATCGCTCAGCTGATCAAGGGGCAAATTGACCGGACCTACGATGCCGCACGAATGCTACAGGCCTGGGAAAAAATTCTGAGTGGTCCCACGTCACCGAAGGTTATTGCTCGTGCGTTGGTCATGGTGTTGAGCAGTGGCGACTATGTGCGACGGGTGAAGCCAGTCGCACCGGTCGTGAATATCTATCTGTCCGGTTCCGGCAATTCGCCCGAGTTGGCGACCGAGCTGGCTGATGCCATTCGCTCGACATCGCGTTAAAGCTTGCCCCTCTTTCACTACAGCCCGCCGCGTGCGGGTTTTTTCATGCCTGGAGTAAACCCATGACAAGCAAAACCAAGGACGTATCGGCCGCCAGTGAGGCGCCCGCGCCGGCCACGCTGAGTTTTTTTCGCGACACGCTGTACACCTCGCGGGTACTGATCCTGTTGGACGCCGAGCGCACCTTGAAAGTGGAAAAGGGCCAGGTCGTGGTGGCCTCGGATGACACGGTGGCGATCGAGTATTTGCACGGTCGCAAGGATTTTGTCCCGGTCGAGGGCTGATCGAATGATCGGGATGATCGGACTGGACCGCCGCACCGGCCAGCTCATTTCCGGCCTTGATCACCTGCGCCAGTCCATCGAGGACATTTTGTCGACGCCCTTGGGCAGCCGGCGCATGCGCCCGGAGTACGGCAGCAAGCTGCGACGCTTTGTCGACCTGCCGGTCAATGACGGCTGGAAGAGCGCTGTGCAGGCGGAAGTGGCCAGCACCCTCGGGCGTTGGGAGCCACGCCTGAAGCTGGGCCGCGTGCGCGCCGTGGCCATCCTCGACGGGCGCATCACATTTGAGCTGACCGGGCAGTACCTGGGCAGCGACGTGACTTTGGAGGTGTCCGCATGACCATGGAACTGGCGGCGCTGCCGCCGCCGCAAGTGCTGGAAGACCTCGACTTTGAAGTGGTCTACCAGGAGAAGCTGGAAGCCTTCCGCCTGAGCATGGGCGACAACTGGAGCGCGGAGCTGGAAAGCGACCCGGTGCTCAAGCTGATCGAGCAGGCGGCGTACGGCGCCGTCCAGAATCGGGCGCGGGTCAACGACGCCGGCAAGGCCTTGCTGTTGGCCCACGCCGTGCGCGGCGACCTCGATCACCTGGCCGCCAACGTCAACCTGCAGCGCCTGGTGATTCAGGCGGGAGACCCGAGCACGGTGCCGCCGACGCCGCAGGTGCTCGAAGAGGACGATGCCCTGCGCGAGCGGGTGCAGATGTCGTATGAAGGACTGACCACGGCGGGGCCACGTAACAGCTACATCCTGCATGCGCGCAACGCCTCCGGTCTGGTCGCCGATGCCACGGCGGAAAGTCCCTCGCCGGCCGTGGTGGTGTGCACCGTACTCAGCCTGGAAGGCAGTGGCGCTGCCTCGCCCGAGCTGCTGGAGGAGGTCCGTCTGCACCTCAACGACGAAGAGGTGCGGCCAGTGGCCGACCGCCTCACGGTGCAAAGTGCCGTGGTGATCGACTACCACATTGAAGCAGTGCTGTACCCGCAGGCCTCCGGTCCGGAGAACGAAGCTTACCTGGCCGAAAGCCAGAAACGCCTGAGCGAGTGGATCAACCCGCGCCGCCGCCTGGGTCTGGAAGTGGCGCGCTCGGGGATCGATGCGCAGTTGCACATTCCCGGCATCGCCCGGGTTGAGCTGCTGGACTGGACCGACATCCGGCCGACCAAGGCCGAGGCGGCCTACTGCACCGGCTACAACGTGGTGCTGGGAGCCAGTCTGACATGAGCAGTCAGCTGCCTCTTAACAGCACGCCGCTGGAGCTGGCCGTGGAAGCGGCCAACTACGAAAACACACTGATCCCGCTGCGCAGCTTGTACAACGCCGACACCTGCCCCGATCACTTGATGCCGTACCTGGCTTGGTCTTGGTCGGTGGACCGCTGGAACAACAACTGGACACCAGAGGCCAAGCGCACGGCGATCCGTTCGGCATACGACGTGCACGCGCGCAAAGGCACCATCGGTGCGCTGCGGCGAGTGGTGGAGCCCTTGGGTTACCTGATTGACGTCGTGGAATGGTTCAACACCGTGCCGGAAGGCGTGCCGGGCACCTTCGCCCTGGAGGTGGGGCTGAATGATTCGGGCATCACCGAAGAGCTGCACGAGGAACTGGCGTGGTTGATCGACGACGCCCGTCCGGTCAGCCGGCACATGACGAACCTGGCGCTCAGTCTGCAGACCCAGGGGGTGCTGGGCATTGCCGTGTGTGTGCAAGAAGGCGAAGTGATCGACGTGTACCCGCCAGCCCCGAAAGACATCGATGTGACCGGCTCATTTGGCCCATCGCTCTGCGTCGATGAAACCGATACTTTGGACGTTTATCCCTATGATTGATAAGACCAGTCAGTTTTTTGCCATTCTCACCGCGGTCGGTGAAGCCAAGCACGCCAATGCCATCGCCATGGGCCTGGACTGGATGTTCACCGAGATGGGCCTGGGCGATGCCAACGGCACTGACCCGATTCCCGATCGCCTGCAAACCCAATTGATCAACGAATGGCGCCGGGCGCCGATCAACCAGATCCGCGTCGATCCTGCCAACCCCAACACGGTGATCACCGAGCAGATTGTTCCGCCGGAAGTCGGCGGTGAGTGGATTCGCGAGATCGGTTTGTACGATGTCGACGGCGACCTGGTGGCAGTGGCCAACTGCGCGCCGAGCTATAAACCGTTGCTTGACCAGGGCAGTGGCAAGACTCAGGTCGTGCGGATGAATTTTATCGTCAGCAGCTCGGCGAACATCGTGCTGAAGATCGACCCCGCCGTCGTGTTGGCCACGCGTGAATACGTGGACCTCAAGATCCAGGAAGAACTGGCCAAGCTGGATCACAAGCAGTCAGCCCGAGTGGCGGCTACCTCCGCCATTGGCCTGAACGCTCTGCAGACCATTGATGGTGTGGCCGTGCTCGTGGGTGACCGGGTGCTGGTGACTGCTCAAGAAGAGGCTCAGGACAACGGTGTCTATGTCGTCAGCGCCGAAGGCTGGACACGGGCCACCGATGCCGACAATAGCCTAGATGTGACCCCGGGCTTGTTTATCCACGTCGAGCAGGGCACGACCCACAGCGACAGCCTCTGGCAGTTGATCACGGATGCGCCAATTGATCTGGGCGCCACTGATTTGCAGTTTGAAATGATCGCCGGCGGCAGCGGGGCAGGCGTCGGTACTTTTCGCAGTGTCACCGTCGATGCCCTTGGGCGTGTGGTCGCGGGTACCAACCCGACCACCCTGGACGGCTACGGCATCACCGATGCCTTACCCGTGGATGGTACCGCCGTGGCGGCCACCCAGCTGGAAACAGCGCGCACGCTGAGCGTATCCGGGGCGGCCAGCGGCAGCGCGACGTTCGATGGCACCGCCAACGCAGATATAGCAATCACGTTGGCCGACAGTGGTGTCGCCGCGGGCACCTATTCCACCGTTACCGTTGATGAAAAAGGTTTGATAACCGGTGGCGACCAGCTGACAGGTGATGACCTGGGGCTAGGCACCGCCGCGTACCTCAATGCTCAAGCCACGTTACACGATGAAACCCCTGATGCGCTGATGAAGGTTGGAGCGTTCGGCTGGGGCGGTGTCGCCTATGCAGTCGATGCTGTGGACATAGACAGCCTGAACACGGTGTCAGCCCTCTATTACGTTTCTAATGCCACGGGAGCGCCAGGTGGCGGGCTCTATGAGGGGTGGGTTCGCGTTTCGGTGATTACACCAGGGCAATACGCCTTTCAGGAGCTTTATGGGTTTAACGACCCAACCCAACACCGCCGGGCCTTAGTTACCGGTGTTTGGGATGAATGGGATAGCGTCTGGGACTCAGCAAACTTTGACCCTGCTGCGTATCAACCTGCCCTCGGATTTACGCCCGTTGAAAATGGTGGGGGTATTGGGCAATTGCTCAACAAGGTTCATATCGGATGGTCTGAAAACGGGTTGAAAGTAACGGTTGATAGCACTGACCTAGGTCAAGTCGTATTCACGAGTGCTCCAGACTTCGTCAACGGAATAAAAGTTTCTGGGCAGACCACCCTGTGGGACTCAGCCACCGTTGGTGGAGACTTAGAGGTTGGGGATAATATCTTTTGCAGCGCGATTTATCCTCACACTGTACAGGCTACCGGCAACGTCAATGCCACCGAAGTTTACGCAGCCAATCATGTTTTTGCTGCTAACGGAGCTTCTTACCTTGCTCCTGATGGAAACATTTATGGTCCGGTATGGGGCGACAATTTTTTAAGTAATTATCTTAATACTAACTATCCAAACTTTTGGAACATGATGACTAAGCTCGGTGAGCAGCCCGCTGGCGGGGTTGGCACCTATGCCTTTATGTATACACCTGGCCAAACGCAAAGCCCTGGATGGATGGTTGCAGGCAGCGCACTTTACTATGCATCGGCTGCCGGTGGCGCAACCAGCGCCGTCGTTGCCGACGGCACATGGCGCTTGATGGGTTGGATTGCTAATAATTTTGACGCACAAGGTACGTCTCTATATTTGAGGGTTAGCTAATGCTAGAAGCGAATGATAACGGGCCACTAGTTAAAACTCCTGAGCCTGCACGGGAACTTCCTGAGCCATTTGTTCCGCCCGAAGCATTTGTGCCACCGCCACTGCCGCTGCCACCTGTAACTCCGCCGCCATATATCTATGAAGTTCGTGGTTTAACCCAGTTTAAAGATGGAAAAGTTGATTGCGAAGTTCTTCATGAGATATTTGGGTGGATTCCATTCACGGCCAATCCTGACGATAAAGAGCCAGCCACCCTTGCTGTATTTAAATACATCGAAGACAACAACATTGATATTTCAACACTACCCCCAAGCCCGAACCTCGCAATATCAATTACCGAAGGTGAGCGTTCGTGGCGTAACCATGAACTGATGATTGCCGATGTCGAGCTGCTGAAGGCCGAGGATGCAGACCCTGCATCCCTGGGCACGCCTGCACAATGGCGGCAGTACCGCGTGGACCTTCGCAACTGGCCGCAGTCGCAAGCCTTCCCGGATTCCACCATGCGTCCAGTGAGGCCGACCGCTTAACAAGCAGGCTCCATTCTGGGCGTCGCCTCTTTTCTTTTCCATTTCGCATCATGTCACTCACAGCCTCGCTTATGCGGGGCTCTTCGTTTCTGGAGCATCACTCTATGAGTTTCTTTCACGGTGTCACTGTGACCCTGGTGGACACCGGGGCGCGCCACATCGCCACCCCGTCCGCGTCGATCATCGGCTTGTGTAACACCTTCACCGTGGGCCCGCCGGCCACAGCCGCTGCCAACGAATTGCTGCTGATCACCCGCGAAAGCGAAGCGGTCGCCGCCTGGGGGCCGGACGCGGCGATTACCCAGGACTGCAAGGCCATTTTCAAGCGGTCGAAGGCGGTGATTGTCGCCGTCGGTGTGCCGGTGCTGGACGATGATGCAGAACAACTGTCGGCGATCATTGGCGGCGTTTGGGCTGACGGCACCCGTACCGGCATGCAGGCGCTGCTGAACGGTAAAAGCAAGTTCAACGCCCAGCCGCGATTGTTGGTGACGCCGGGGTACTCGTCGACGCTGGCGGTCGCCACTGAGTTGGTTGCGCTGGGTGACAAGATGCGCGCCATGGCCCTCATCGACGGGCCGAACACTACCGACGAAGCCGCGATCGCCTATGCCGCCAACTTCGGCAGCAAACACGCCTACATGGTCGATCCGGGTGTGCAGTTCTGGGACACCGTGACCAGTGCCACGGTGAACGCGCCGGCGTCGGCCTGGACCGCCGGCCTGTTCGCCTGGACCGATGCCACCTACGGCTTCTGGGCCTCGCCATCGAACAAGGAATTTGTCGGCATTACCGGCACCACACGGCCGATCGAGTTTCTCGATGGCGATGCGTCCTGCCGGGCCAACGTGCTGAACAACGCCAACATCACCACGATCATTCGTGATGACGGCTACCGCCTGTGGGGCAACCGCACGCTGTCCAGCGACCCGAAATGGAAGTTCGTTACCCGCGTGCGCACGTTGGACATCGTCATGGACGCCATCCTTTACGCGCACAAGTGGGCCGTCGACCGCCCGATCACCGCAACCTACGTCAAGGACGTGACCGAAGGCCTTCAGGCGTTCATGCGCGACCTGAAGAATCAGGGCGCGATCATCAATTTCGAGGTGTACGCCGACGAGGAGCTGAACACCTCCAGCGAGCTGAGCGACGGCAAGGTGTACTGGAACATCCGTTTCACCGACGTGCCGCCGGCCGAAAACCCGAACTTCCGCGTCGAGGTGACCGATCAGTGGATCACTGAAGTGCTGGACACCGCCGCCTAAGGAGGCCGCTGCATGATTTTGCCCAAAGTGACCCTCAAGACCGACGAGTGCACCCGGTTGCGCCTGCTTGAGATCGTCAAGGACGCCATCCTCTATGCGCACAGATACGCGGTGGACTGGTCGATCACCACAACCTACGTCAAGGAAGTGACCGAAGGCCTGCAAGCGTTCATCGGCGGTCTGAAGAGCCAGGTCGCAACCGTCAATGTCGAGGTCTACGCCGACGAAGAGCGGAACACCGCCAGCGCACTGAGCGCTGGCAAGGCGTATTGGATCGTCCGTTTCCCTGACTCGCTGCCAGCAGAGCAGTCCATCTACCGCATGGAGGTGATCTCCGAGTGGGTCCCGGTAGTGCTATCACCTGAAGAGGCTGACCAATGATTCCTGAAGTGCTCTACAACACCAACCTATTCGTCGACGGCATCAGCCTGCAAGGCGATGTACCGAGCCTGACCCTGCCCAAGCTGACCCTCAAAACCGATGAGTACCGCGCGGGCGGCATGGACGCGGCGGTCGAGCTCGACATGGGGATGGAAAAGCTCGAAGCCAGCTTCACCACCAGCGGCGTGCGTCGCGAGGTATTGAAGTTCTTCGGCCAGTCCGACCTGACCGGGTTCAACGCGTCGTTCCGCGGTGCCTTCAAGGGTCAGGGAGGTTTGACCAAGTCGGTGATCGCCACCGTGCGTGGCGGCCTGAAGGAGGTCGACCCGGGGGACTGGAAAACGGGCGACAAAGCCGAGTTCAAGTACGCCATCGCGGTGACCTATTACAAGCTGGAAATCGACAGCAGCGTGATGTTTGAAATCGATCCCCTCAACTCGATCCGCGTCATCGACGGCGTTGATCAACTGGCCGCCGTGCGGTCTGCCCTGGGCATGTAAGGAGCCACATCATGAGCAACGCCAAAGTCAACGTCTTGCCCAAATGGCTGCAACTGGGCGATGGCATTGCCACCGTCGCCTTGTCCCGACCGAGTGAAGCCAACGGCATAAAGGTCGACAAGCTGACCCTGCGCGAGCCAACGGTGCGCGAGATGCGCGCTGCCACCCTGCAGGGCGGGAACAACGAAGAAGAACAGGAAATGGTCCTGTTTTGCAGCTTGGCGAGCATCGGCCGCGCGGATCTGGAGGGGCTGCTGATGCGCGATTATCGTCGTCTGCAGACCGCCTATTTTCGTGTGGGAGCAGACGACGGGGTTTAGCCCCACGCTGCAAAAAGCCCTGGCCAAACGCTTGGCCGTCGAGCTGAATTTTTCGGCGGCCGAGATCCAGGGGCTGTCGTTTTCCGAGATGGTCTGGTGGCTCACGGATTGAGCCTAATCCCCGCTCCCACAGGTAACCTCCATGGCGAACAAACTCTCGCTCGGACTGGTGATTGGCGGTGCCGTCGACTCTTCGCTCGGCGCCGCCTTCAAGAACGTCAGCGGCGAAATGAAAAAACTCGAGGCGCAAACCATGCGCGCCAAGGGTTTGCAGAAAGTCATCGGCGAGACCATGCGCCTGCGCGATGAATGGAAAAAAGCCCACGACAGCGGTGCGGCCAATGCCGGCGCGCTGCTCAAAAAGCTTGAGGCCAATAACACCAGTCTGCGCAAGCAGGGTATTGAAGTCGGGCGCCTGCGCCACGAGTACCTGGCGCTGGGCAAGGTGGTGCGCAGCGCCGAGTTCAAGGCCAAAGGCATGGGGCAAGTGCAGGACGGACAGGAGAGCCTGCGCAGCGGGTTTGGTACGGCGGTGGCCGGCACCACCCTGGCCGCCGTGCCGACCAAAGTCAGCGCGGATTTTCAGGCGATCATTCGCGACATTGCGATCAAGGCCAATATTGCCAACACGCAGAAGGAAGTGAGCCTGACCCAGGCCGTGATCAAGGCGTCGAAAGACACCGGAATGGCCCGAAATGAGGCCGCCGAGCTGGTCAACCAGTTGGTGGCCGGCGGCATGAAGGTCGAAGAGGCTCAGGCGTACTTACCCGACGCGGCCAAATTCGCGGTCGGGCAAGGCGCAGGTGGTGCTGAGACCGCGAAGATGATCGGCGCCTTGCGTCAGAGCGCCAAGATCAGTGACCCCGCTGAAATGCTGAAGGCGCTGGAGGCGATTGCCTTTCAAGGACAGCAAGGCAGCTTTGAAGCGGCCGACATGGCCAAGTGGTTTCCGGAGATGCTGGCCGGCATGGCCAACATGGGGGTGACTGGTCAGGATGCGGTGACGCAGTTGGGGGCCATGCTACAGGTGCAGATGAAGTCGGCCGGCAGTGCCGATGAGGCGGCCAACAATCTGAAAAACCTGATGTCGAAGATCGGCTCGTCGGAGACGGTCAAAGCCTTTACCGATGCCGGCATCGATTACGATGCGTCGATGAAGGACGCCATCGGCAAGGGGCGCTCGCCGTTGGAAGCGTTGATTGATGTGACGCAGCAATACGTGCAGAAAACCAATCCGCAAAAAGCCGCGGCGTTTAATGCACAGGTCGCACAGATCGAGCAGGAAAAAGATCCGGCTAAGCGCGAAGGCATGATCAAGGCCTTCGAGGAAATGTTGCGCACGGGTGACATCATTGGCGACATGCAGGCACGTACCGCGCTGATTGCAGCCATGCAGAACAAGGGGCTGTACAAGGACCTGAAAAACCTTAAAAGCAGCGATGGCGCGAGCGCCTCCGGGGTTCTCGACAAGAACCTGGCCGAACGCCGCGAGACTTCGTCGCAACGCTGGGCCGAAACCGGTCAGGCGTTCAACGATTCGCTGCGGGCCATTGGCGATGCCCTGCGGCCGGCGACGGATGCGCTGGCGACCGGTATCGCCGGCGCGGCGCGGGGCTTGACCGCGTTAGCAGAGGAATCGCCCAAGGTGGTCATGGGCCTGGCGGCAGTGAGTGCCGGGGCATTGGTGCTGGGCAAAGCCTGGGCCACGCTGAAGATCGGCCGGGGCCTGGCCAACATCGCGCGCGGTTCGGCCGGCGACCGGTCCAACATCGTCCAGCGGGTGTTCGTGACCAACGCGAATGACGGCGACGACGACGGGCTGGATCATGGCAAAGAAGGGAAGGGCGGAAAGGGCAAAGGCCCTGCAAGTAGGATGTCCCGGGGCATGAAAGTCGGCGGGGCGCTGGCGGTGGTCGATGCCGGCTTTAAGGTGGTGGACACGTACCAGAACGCTACCACCCGTGATGAAAAGGCCGAAGGCTACGGCGAGGCGGCGGGCGGTCTGGCCGGTGGTTTGGCGGGGGCAGCAGCCGGTGCGGCCATTGGTTCAGTCATCCCGCTGATTGGAACCGCGATTGGCGGAATAATCGGTGGCGCGCTCGGCGCCTGGGGTGGCGGTGATGTGGGCGCGGCTGTCGGCAAAACGTTGTTCGGCGGGCCGGACACGCCGGACACGCCGGTCATCCCCAAAGCGCCGATCGGCGTCTTGCCCATGGCCGCCGGCCCGGGGGTGGGCGCGGTCGTGCGCTCGATGGACAGCGCCCCTGCAGCGCCGGTGACGGCGGCGGCATTGATGGCGACCACGGCGCCACAGACGCCCGAATGGCCGAAGGTCAATCAGCAATTTACCTTCGCCCCGGCCCCGGTCATTAACGTGCAGGGCGATGTGAAAGACCCTGCGCAGTTAGCCCAAGCGTTGATGCCGCACCTGCAGCGCCAGCTTGAGGACTTCGCCCGAGACGCGCAGGCCCGCCAGTTGTTTGATGCGCCCCATGTGGGCTAAGGAAAAGTGATGGCGGATGAAAAAAACTACCTGGAGCACCTGCAGGGTGGTCTCAAATACATGGTCGATGCGGGTGAAGCCGGCCGCACGGCCATCGAGTCGATGACCGGGCCCATGAATGGCGCGCTCAATGAAATCAGCGGGGCGGCCGATGCGCTGGAAGGCTTGCCCTTTCTCAGCGAGGACCTGAGCGACAAGACCCGGCGTCTGCAAAGTGCAATCAACTCGGCACAGGCCAAGATCGGCAAGGTGGCCAGCTTCTATAACCAGACCCAGCGTGCGCTGGCCGGGTTTGAACAGCATTTTTCCGCGCTGACCGAACAGATTGGTCGCTTTGGCGCGGCGTTCAATAAAGTCGCCGGCAAGGCCAATGCCGCGTTGGGCAACATCTTCCCCACCGAATGGTTTGCCGGCGACATGTCGCCGATTCCCGACGCGGTTAAGCCGTTCCCGCACCTACTGATTCTCTACCCTCTGAAAGCCAATGAGCGGCCGTACTACTTCAACCTGGACACGGCGGCGTTTGACGAGCTGCGCCGGCAGACGGCGTTTCGCTGGGCCGCGCAGGAACGCCTGACCCGGCGTCCGGCGCAACAGGCGGTAGGCTTGGGCGAGGAAAAAATCACCATCAAGGGCGCGATCTACCCAAGCTTCAAAGGCGGCCTGAAGCAGCTGGATAGGCTGCGCAGCATCGGTGCCAAGTTGCTGCCGCTGAACCTCACCACCGGTTATGGCGAGGTACTGGGCAACTGGTGCCTGACCAACATCGACGAGGAGCAAAGCGCTTTGCTGCCAGGCGCCATTCCGCGCAAGCAAGGCTTTTCATTGGAGTTTGTCCGTTATGGCGATGACCTGCAGAACGGCTGACGGGGATCTGCTCGACACCCTGTGCCATCACTATTACGGCCACCTGAACCGCAGCGTCGAGGCGGTGCTGGCGGCCAATCAGGGCCTGGCCGATGAGCCACAACCGTTTCGGGCCGGCGTGCTGATCACGCTGCCGGACCTGGTGGTGGAGACGGACAGCGTCATTTCGTTGTGGGAGTGATCCCGTTACCCAGCCCGCGCGTGCGGGCTTTTTCTTGTCTGGAGTGCCCACATGCAACCGCTCTTCCGCATCGTCGCCGACGGTGCCGACATCACCACCTTGATCAATGATCGGCTGGTTTCTCTGCAGTTGTCCGATCGGCCCGGCATGGCCTCGGATTCGTTTGAGCTGCGCATTGATGATCGCGACGGCGCGGTGGCGTTGCCTGTGCGCGGCGCGAGCATCGAGGTCTACCTGGGGTATGCCGGCGCTGACCTGACGCGCATGGGTCGCTACACCGTGGACGAAGTGGCAGTCTCCGGCCCGCCGGACACCTTGGTGATCAGCGGCAAGGCCAGCGACATGCGCGGCAGCGGCAAAACCACACGCAGTGGCAGCTGGGAGGACGTCAGCTTGGCGCAGGTCGTCGGCGATGTGGCCGTGCGCAATGGCTGGCAGCCGTCGTGCCCGGTCGACACTCGGGTGCCGCGCATGGATCAGCTGAATGAATCCGACTTCAACTTCATCACTCGCGTGGCCAAGAAACATGACTGCACGGCCAAGGTCGCCGACGGCAAGTTGTTGGTTCTGCCGCGCCAGGGCGGGCAAAGCGCCAGTGGCAAGGCCTTGGGTGTGATCACCTTGCAACGCCATGACGTCACACGTTGGCAGTTTCGCTTGAGCGACCGCAGCGCCCATCAAGGGGTCAGCACCCAGTACCAGGACCCGGCCAGCGGCGAGCTGTTGGTCTCGCACCTGGACAACCCCAACGTGCCCGAAGGCCTGCCGCCGGTGCACACCGATCGGCATATTTACCCGGACCGCTCGGCAGCCGATGAGGCCGCCAAGGCACGCCTGGCTGCGTTCAACCGATCCACCGCCTCGGTGCGCCTCGATCTGCCCGGCCGGACCGACCTGTTTGCCGAAAGCATGATCCAGGCGCAAGGCTTCAAGCGTGGGCTCGATGGCGAATACCTGGTGGAGTCGGTGGATCACACCTTCACCCCGTCTGGGTGGACGGTGTCGGTCGAGTGTAATGGCGGCAAGGAGGGCAAAGCCAAGGCCTCCGGCAAGCCGCAGAAGGTCGTGCTTGAAGTACCGGATTGATTGCTCAGGAGCTTGAATTGCCCGAGTCAGTGTTTCAAAAATCAAAATAAAAGGAGCGGCCAGGCTGGATGCGTCAACATCCAGCCTGGCCACCGTCCCCGCAGATTGTCCCTGCAAGTCCCGCCAAGGCTCCTGCTCTGTGCACAAAGCGGAGCGAGCCTAGCACCTGTTTATTTATACAGTAAAGGTCTTGCTATCATGTCTACCCCTATCATCCCTTGGATGGGCGGCAAACGCCGTCTGGCCGATCGCCTTATTCCCCTGTTTCCACCCCATGAATGCTACGTCGAAGTCTTTGCCGGCGGCGCCGCGCTGTACTTCATGCGCCCCCAGGCGGCGCCGGTGGAAGTGCTCAACGACATCAACGGCGATTTGGTGACGTTGTACCGCGTGGTACAGAACCATCTCGAAGAGTTCGTGCGCCAATTCAAATGGGCGCTCAGTTCACGCCAGGTGTTCGAGTGGCAGAAGATGACCCGCGTCGAAACTCTCACCGACATCCAGCGCGCCGCCCGATTTTTCTACCTGCAGCACCATGCGTTCGCCGGCAAGGTCTCCGGGCAGACTTTCGGCACCGCCACCACCACACCGTCGATCAACCTGCTGCGCATCGAAGAAAATCTCTCAAACGCCTGGCAGCGCCTGTCCGGCACCTATGTGGAAAACCTGCCCTGGCTGGAATGTGCCGAGCGCTACGACCGCGCGCATACCTTCCACTACATGGACCCGCCGTACTGGCAGACCGCAGGCTATGGCGTGGATTTTCCATTCGAAAACTACGAGCGCATGGCCGACTTTATGCGCCACTGCAAGGGCAGGGTGATGGTCAGCATCAACGACCACCCGGACATCCGCCGGGTGTTCGAAGGCTTTCACTTTGAGACGCTGGATATTCGTTACACCACGACCAACCAGCGGCAGGGCAAGGCCGAGGTAAGCGGCGAGCTGGTGATCATGAATTGGGAGCCGGCAGCGTTGGGAGGACTCTTTTGAACTGACAGCTTTCGACCCAAGTAGTCCTTGGTAAATACCCGTTTTTTGGCCGGTAGAGTTCCAATCTGCGTAGGGTCAAAGCTAAATCTACTTATCGCTTGAGTTTGGAAGGTGGTTGACGGCATCACGCAAGGGGTAAAAACCGTATCGACCATTACCGCGAACGCGCGTGAACGTGATGGGGTCGAGCAACTCTGCGGTTTCTGTTTTTATCGGTTCGTTCTCGAGAACGATGACTTGACCACGCCCACGCCATGTCGACATCCAGTCATAGAACCGGTCGATGACAGTCGCAGGCAAAACATCATGATCTTCGGTCGAGTCGGGGTCGGCGTAAGTCTTCAGTGGGGAGTCAAGCACAACGGCACCAAGATGAGGGTGACCTTTCTCTAGCGCGTGTTCCATGAGCGCAACCACCAGAGCAGACAGATAAAGTCCTCTCACGCCGGCTCCGTAGCTCAAGCGAGAACGGTCGTCGATACGCAGATCGCAGCCTTCATCGTCTAAACCGATGTTTTGGATGGCCGTAAACCCCCAATCGTTCAACAACTGTTTCGCGCGGTTGGCCACCTCGCGCCCAAATACACCACCGGCTCGAGTCACCTTGATGCGTTTGCGCTCGCTCGCTTTACTAAGGCGTTCGATCTCGGCCACCAAGTGCTGAATCTCGCTAAAATAGCTCAGTTGTTCGGACAGTTCTGAACGTCGAAGCGCCATTTTTTTTGGATTGGCAGTAAACTCAACGCGCGTGTTATTGAGCACCGTTGTTTCAGTGTTCTGAAGGGCATTAAGCTCGGCCACAAGTTCGGAGGCGAGTACCTTTAGATCTTGGTAGCGGTCTCGCTCACGTTCTAGGGCTGCGAGCAAGCCGATGCGGAGTGCACTAATCTTCTTCGTTTCAGCTGTAATAGCTGCTCGGTACCGGTTAGGCGCCGCAGGGCGCAGATCGTTAGGGTCTACTTGGCTCTCTGCCGGCGTACCGCACAACGGGCAGTCCACTATCGGCAGTTCTTGGAAGAACGCGACCCCCTCGTTAGTGCCTCCCAGGCGTGCTTGGTCGTTTGCGTATTTTTTGTCCAGGAGCTCGAAGCGGCCGATCATGGACTGCGTGTGACCCCGTTTGTTCTCAACCTGACGCAATTTATCTGAGGTTTCCGCGAGCTTTCTGCGCAACTCCTGTAGTGCGGAAGCACGCGCGTCGTATTGGCTCGTCATTGCCGATAGGGTCGCGTCAACTCGCTCGAGAGCATCTTCTACTTCGTTGCGCTTCAAGTCTTTCGGCATGAGGGCTTCGATACGTTTGAGAGCAGCCTCGGCAGCCTGTAGCTCTCCGCGCGCAAGCTGAACCTCCTTTGCGGACTTCCGCAGCTGAATGGCCGAGTCATCGGTGCCTGTCACGAACAGGTGGAACGCAGCTTCATGCTTTGGTACGGCAAAACCTCTGCCTGCACTGGGTTGCTTGGCAGGCAAGTCGGACTGCGACCATAACGACCAGTGACGGAGGTCGTCACCTGTTACAGCGCCGCGCTCACTGTGGTTGCGAAGAATTTGTTTGCCACTTGCACCGCACAGAGCGACGAGCAACTCCCCGAGGTCTTGTTCCAGCTGTTCGAAAGCCTTGTCCTCCGTGCTGCCGATTAAGCGGGAGTAGACAGACGCGCCTCCACCAGAAAGCCCCCGGCGTACTTCGTATTCAAAGTCTTTCGCTTCAAAACGCAGGCGGAACTCCTGGTAACCCTGTGTCAAAGGGAATGATTCCGGAAGGTCATTCCCTCCCAGCATGTACCAGAGGCAATCGTAAATGTAGGATTTTCCGGTCTCGCTAGGGCCTCGAATCAGCTTTCGGTTGGGATGGAAACAAACCTCGGCAACTTCGCGGTCTGGTCCATGGACCGACAGCGATGTGAGAACTATACCCATGATTCATCTCCATCTTGTGCCATCAATTCGAGTTCCGCGCCCCATAGGTGACCGCTCGCAGCAAATTGGGCGGTTAGTGCGACGGAGTCAGCTTGGGCATAGCGCTCGGCTGCCCACGCACATCGCTGCTCAAGATCATGCAAGTAGCTTGACGTGAGAGCGCCCGTCATAGTCCTTGCGACTTCGCCAGCAAAGTAATTGATGCCATCTGCGCTCCATGTAGCTGTCACCAAGCCTCGCGTGCTCATGAGGTAGAGGCCCTGCTCAATCAGCTCGCGTCTACTCATCAGTTCTGCGCCTCGGAATGGGATGGGAGTATGTAGACTGCTCGGCCCATCCAGATCAGCGGAGTACACAACGGCATAGTCCAGTAGAACCAGTTTTTGAAGATCCGCCCCCCGCGGCATGAGTGCCTGCAGGAGATAAACCATGCGGATGCCAAGTTCAAATGGGTTATTGAATACAGGCAGCGCCTGCCGTTTTACTTGACCCACTGGAGCCTCCTCTGATTAGCCAAGTGGTGGCAGGTACCCGGGAGGTCACCGGGCCGTAGCTTAGGCGACAGGACACACTCGTTAACGACGAGCCCTTGTGCCCCCAAGGTGCTGGCTTCGAGTCGATCCAGGCCGGTTTTATGACGAGGGCTCTTTACTGTCGGCTTGATTCCCGTCAACACCATTCCCAACAGAGCGTCGAACTCTTCTTCGCCGTGGGTATCCCTACTGAAGGTCTTCAAACCTTCAGCGCAATAAAAAAGTGCCCGATGACTCTGAAAGTGCTCACCGTAGGAGACTGAGCTCATCAGCTCCTCAATCGTCAGTCCCTCTCCAGCTAACTCTGAGTAGACCTTTAGCAATTCATCAACGTAGATCTGCTCGTTCGCAGCAGGAGCATCCGGTGCCAGAGGATCGTCACCGCGCTCTCCCTCAAAACCGAACAGCTCGAAGTGAGCTTTTTGATCCAGTGCGTGCCACACCAGAATCTGTCGTGTCTGACACTCAACGATGCGTTTGAAATCGAAGGCCTGGACTAGATGTTCTACTGCCGGCGTTAGTTCTGAAGCGCGGCCTTTCAGCCCAGTCTTCCCAGTCTTCCAGTCATCAAGAAAGCGCTGTTTGAACTCGAAAGGCTGGGCCAGAAGGTTGTGGAGGTCATTACCCACACCGCGTGGCGCGCAAAGGTAGTAATAGCGCGGGGCGGGGTAGGTTTTCGCCTCGAGGTGCTTAAAAAACTTGACCAACTCTTTGAACACGTCAGTCGGCATCAAGGCGTGGTCGTAGTGTTTGGCTTGAAAGAGATCCCATTGTCCTTCGGCCAATGCAGGGATCAAGCGGGCTTCGACATCGCGCCCTCCGTCGCCGGCACCACCAAGTTGTTTGACGAACACGTATTTCGCGCCGCCATCTAGCGGGCGATTGCAACAAGCGTCCTCAATAAGCTTTTCCCACTGGTCGGCGCTGATGAGCAAAATCTGCGCTGACGGAGGGATAACGCCGCGTTTGACCGCAAAGCGATTCGTCCGCTTTGACTTCCGAGTAGGATTTGTTTCCAT